TGTACGTAATTCTTCAATTAATTGAACGATTCCCTCTGATGGATCGCCTTTAGACCTGCCGCCTTTTAAATAATCATTTCTAATAACATTATATTTGCTTTCAACGCTATTTAGAATATCCTCAATTGAGCTTTCTTCAAAATGCTCCTGTATAGCAGTTGCGGCCATTGGATCAGTAATTTCATTATCTTCAAGATAATAATCACTTATATCATACTTCTCTTTCCGCAATCTGCGCAATAAAGAATATTTCTTTACACGATCATAATACAATTGAAAATTACCAGGTTCAGCAAATTCATAAGCTGTTTTAAGAAATTCAAGCCCACCATCACGCTCATAAATCAATGCGCTGCGCTCGTATTTGCTAACTTCTTGATCTACTTCAATTGGTGTTAGTGTTGTTGCGCCCTATTCATATAATTTTTTAATTATAATATAACAAACTCGCGCCACATTGATATCAAAATCTGTTGGCTCAAGGTCTGTATACTGTAAAAATAAAAGTGGATTTTGCATTAGACAACCCAGCACTTGTCTATATGCCATTTTATCAGAAAGAACCAATTTTAAACACCCTCTTTCTGTTTAATCAAAATCTAACCATTCATCTGGATTTAATTCTTTTTTCTCATTTAAATGTTCTTTTATTTGAACAGCTTGCTCATTTGCGTTACCCATCTTTTCAACAGCGCTTAATAATTTATTTGCATTATATTGTTGTTCTTTTTCCCATCGAATGCTTTTATCAACATTTGTTGGATTAACTAAACATAATGAATCAGCTAGTTTCTTTTTCTTTTCAACATTATACAGATAATTTAAACATTTTATTATTGTATTATCAGTATAACCATATTTATCAATTAAACGTTTTCTTTCTGTCCATATTCTTGGTCCAGGTGTTCTTAAACCAAAAATTGTACATACAGTTGTTGAAAATTTTTCTCGCTCGAGTTTATCATGCAAACAATTTTTACAATACCAATGCCCTGTTTGCGCCGTGGCGGTAGTATAAAAAGTTAATTGATCTTCAGTAAAACTAATCTTACATCCAAAACATTTTTTTGTCTTCATTATTTCACCTCTTATTATATTATATCATCTTTTTGCGCTTTTGGCAAATTTATAAAGACAAAATGCGCGATACTGAAAATGAGCATCGCGCATAATGTTTAATCAAGATTTTTCATTTCATCAATAAACAATTCAACCAGATCCGCTTGTGAAGGAACTGCGCCGCTTAGTTTGAAATCTTCTGTGCCGAAAATCTTACGAATAATATCCTTCATAACACGAAGATGCTGTTCCTTTTCTTCTTCACTAGTAGCCTTATTCAAATAACTTCCCCAAAGCTCCTTAGCTTCTTGCATAATAACTGAGAACGGACGATCTTTAATCTGCGCAAATTCAGTATGATCTGTAACTTGCGCGCCATCATTTGTTACTGCGCTATCAATTGCTTCTCCAATTGCATTGACTAGCTCTTGATATCCAAACTTAATTTTTGGAGCTAAGTATTGATATCGTGAACCTGCGAATACTGTTGGAGTGGCTCTTGTATAAAGATATCGTTCTGTAGAGCCATCCGGATTCATTTGAACCTGTACATAACCAATAATATCAACAATAGAATTGATAATCGTATAACATTGATTCGGCAGGTCGGGCGCAACTGCTGTAATTGTATTACCTTCTTCATCGCGCATTTCTGTTGGCCGCTCTTTACTGTGTGCAATAAAGAGTATTCCGAAACCAAGAAGCGTGATCTCACGCCAGCACTCAGAGAATTCATTGCGCAGCATTCCCCAGCCCTGGCCCCATGGTATGTCTCTTATGCTTTCAACACCTTCACGCTGACACACATATTTTTCGCATAGCTGCCAAGCGATTGAAGCGGTATCAACTACAATGCTATCATACATTTCCTTCGCTTGCGGTTTACGAAGCTGAGTCAATACCTTCTTAAAATCTGACCACCGCAGAATCGGAACACTGCGAATACCAGCGAGAGCATTAGTACCTTGCTCGAAGTTAAGGAAAAGTGAACGTGGAAGCTATGATCCAAAAGTAGATTTACCAACTTTAGGTAGTCCATAAATCATTAGGAACTTTCCCTTAAGATCGCGTGAAATCTTAGACGGCTCCAGCTCAAATATATTAATATCTGCCATAAGCGCACCTCCGATTTAAAAAGGGGTAAGGCTTACGCCTTACTCCCAATCATACTTGCTAGCGCTCTTGGCTGCTGCAGCAGGCTGAGACTTGTGCGTAGCATCTACTTGCATCTGTTCAATCTTTGCCTTACGAACGTTGAATGCCTTCTTAATATCGGCAGGATCGTAAGCAAACTCTTCATCGCGGCCACTGTCTTCACCCTTGGTAATGACTAGCTCACGAGTGGTGCGAGTTGTGGTTTCTGGAATGTCTTCGCCCCATCCACTATCACTACCGGAGACCTTCTCTTCAACCGCGGTAATACGCACACGACCACGAACATTTAGTGTGTCATTTACTTCCCAGTTACGTTCAATATAGTCAACCGCATTATGATCTTCCACAACAAATTCCAGTACGTCAAGGTTGCCACCATACTGTACGACACCGCCCTTAATAATGAGTCGTCCAGTGGGCTCTCCTTCCCTATCCTCTTCAGGATGCATATCCATAATGAAAATATCAGTTGTAAAAGATGCAACATCCGGGCCATTGCCAGTCCCAATAAATGAAGCATTAATCTGCCAACCATTTACAAGCTGACCACTACGGCTTACAAAGTTATTCTCGCGCAGAGAACCGCTGTTAATGCGAATAATGTCAGCAGCATCAATACCAACATTCTGCGCCGTCTTTAGAGTCTTCAGCGCCTGAACTTGTTCATAAGCAGGATTGAGCTTATTTGCAAGCGTGTACTTCGCCGCAAAAATACTTACTGGAATTTCGCTGGTTTCCTCACGTCCACCATAAGTCTGAGTTACACGAATTGTCATATTAGCACTTTCATACGCACGACCATCCTTTAGCTGGCCATCGCGGAAAGTTACATCAAGAAGCTTACCAATAATTGTTACCTTGTTTAGTGCCTGATCCTTCATAATATCCTTACTCATTTTATTTTATCCCCTTTTTTTCTTTATGCTTTTATTATAGTATATTTTTTTATTTTATGTCAATTTTTAATATTGGGTGGCTCTTTGTAGTTGAGCCACCCAATTGAGGGCACTATTAGGCGTTTTCCTTTGCAGCCTTAGCCGCAGCGCGCTCAGCAGCACGAGCAGCCTTTGCGGCCTCCTTAGCAGCTTCCTTCTCGGCGGCTTCCGCTACAGGATCATAGGCTAGACCAGCCTCAGTTAGAGTGTGATACTTAATTACGCGGGTCTTGGCCTTACGAGTCTCAGTTGCAGGCTCTAGCTCAACGGTCTCTTCACGAGTACCAATAACATATCCCTTATTAGTTAGTGCACGAATAGTTGCTGTAACTGTCGGCATAGAAACTCCAAGCTTCTGCACAAGCTCCTGCTTGCTAAATTCCTTACCATAATTCTGCTTAAGTGTGTTTAGAATTAGTTCTGCGTTTACTGTCATAATAAATCGTCTCCTTTTATATCGATTGATGTTTGATTATTTAAAGCGGTAAGGGTTTCCTTTCTTCCTTCCTCTTTATGCTTTATATTATATATGAAATTTGAGTAAGAGTCAAATTTTTCATGTCGTGCTTTTTTTAATCAAGCCTTTAAGTTCTCTTCTCACTTTCTGTTATTATTATAAATGATTTTTTGATTAAAGTCAATTTTCTTGGTCAGAGAAATTATTGAAATATTTTTCAACCAACTTATTAATTTCTTCCTCATTACCTTGGCAATCTACAATCTCCTTTAGTTGGGGCATAATAAGAGATTGAATGTTGTCACGGGCCTGTGAAAGTTGATCCATGCGCGTCTTTAGATTATTATTTGTTAAAGCCGCGCTTAGATAAAGCATTTGATAATCCTGCGCATCAAATTGTGGATTATCATTCTTTAGCTTATTCTTTAGTTGATCCATTGCAGGAATCAGAAGCTTTGCTTTATTAGAGGTTTCAGAATCTTCTTCATTGGTAAGCTTACTTACCTGCTGAATAATTGCATCACCAATATTGGTAACCTCATTAAAAACTGTAATATATCTATTCATGTTTACCTCACATTATATTAATTTCTGCTTGTGATACTCGTGTATCAATAATACGAACACCAGTAGTTGTTCTATTTTGTACAGGAATAGAATTAACGTCTAGCAATACTGCTTTATTGTTTGCAGTAAAGTAAAATTTAGTTTTGTTTAACGGCACTGCATAAATAAGTGCTAATGAGCCATCTTTAGTATTCATTACTGAGAAGCCTTTAATGCCGCGGCTAGTTTCAGAAAATTCACTAATTGGTGTAATTTTTCCGTTGCCATTACTATTTACAGTAAGAATACCAAGATATTCAATATTATCTTTTACAACTGTTGCTGACTGCACAAATTCATGTTCTGCTAATTTTATTGCGCGAACACCACGAGTTACACGACCAGTAGCACTAATTGAGCCTACGGAATAATAATTATAATTACCATTGTTTGAAGCAATCATAATCTTATCATTATCATTATTACTGAAGTACGCGCCAACAAGCTCATCATTATCTTCAAGTTTGACAGCGGCAACTCCACGTCGAGCTCGTAGATTATACTCTTTTATGTCAGTCTTTTTGATATAGCCATACTTGCTTACTGTTACAAGATTTTTATAAGAATTGAAAATAGTTGAATCAATGATTAATTTAACTTTTTCATCAGCAGATAGATTAATTAATTCATAAATTGAATAATCATGATTCAATTCAAGCTCACTTAAGTTTATAAAGAAAATCTTTCCAGAACTTGTAATTAACGCTATATTTCTAAAATCAGTTGTATACAATGTATCAATTAATGTAGCACCCTTCGGCGCCTTAATATTTGTGCCTTTTGTGCCACGTTTAGAGCCCTGCAAAGATTCTCTTTCTACTGCACGAATAATGTTATTATCAAATAACATTACACCAAGTTCTTTTTCAACGGTCACTTCTTGCGGTTGTTCTTCAGTATCAACTACATTTAGTATCTTAGTTCTACGTTCATCACCAAATCTTGTGGCAACATCGCGAAGAATTTTAATTAATTCATTATCCAAAGCTGAAGAATCATTTAATAAGTAACGATACCATTCAATTTTTTTGGCAAGTTCTTCAGCTTCATTATTCAATTTTACTATATCAAGCTTTGTTAATGAAGAAAGCTTCATCGCCAAAATCGCCTTTGCTTGCTCTTCATTAAACTGAAACTGAGTTTGCAGCCCAATTGATGCATCGGCTGGACTATTAGATGAACGAATTAATGCAACAACCTCATCAATAATTGAATATGCTTTAATTAGACCATCTACAATATTTTTTCGTGCGAGCGCCTTGTCTAGATCGAATTGAATTTCACGCCGCTTACAAATACGAATATGAGTAATGTATTCTTGTAGGCACTGCTTCCAACTAAATACCATTGGCCAGCGGCCATCTTTAAGCATTGTGAAATTAATAGAGTAATATGATTCAAGCGATGTATTTTTATATAGGTAATCAATCGCCTTTTTTGGATTAACACCCTTCTTTAAATAAATCTTAATTAACGGCGTTGATCCAGTAAGATCATTAAATCTATCAATAAAGGTTGACTCTTCATTAGCTGCAATGATCGCTTCAAGTTCTCCACAAATGGTGTTTGTATAAACCATATATGGAATTTCAGTAACAATTAAACAATTTTCATCAGCATTATATTCAATTGTTGAACGAATTTTACATGAAGCGCCGCGGCCAGCCCGTAGACTTTCTTTGACCTCTTCTTTATTAAGGATTGTTGCACCAGTTGGAAAGTCTGGATAACAAACAATTTCATCAAAATCAATTTCAGGATTTTGAATCAGCTTAATAATTGCTTCATTCACTTCTCTTAGATTGGTTGGAGGAATCGATGATGAAGCTCCAATACCGATGCCCATTGTGCCATTCACAATATTATAAAATCCAATTGATGGCAGAACAGTAGGATATTGTTCTGTGTCGTCATAATTATCAAGCCATGTATCAATGGTATTTTTATTAATACCATTAAACATTTTTTCACTAAATTCTGTAAGGCGTGATGCAGTATAACGAGGAGCCGCCCAGTTGCCGCTTTCCATAAGATTACCAAATGAACCTTCGACTTCAATAAGCGGATACCGCATTGCAAATGGTTGCCCGGCACGCATTATAATTCCTTCCGCGCTTGCATCACCATGGATATACATTCTACTAGCGCTACCAATCGCTTTTAGAGTCTTTTTAAATTGTTTATCATGTGTAAATTTATCAGTATAAAGACAATAGAAAATTTGTCTTGCTGATGGTTTAAGGCAATCACGCACATCAACAAGAGCTCGTGATTGTAAAACCGCGCCAGCATACTGGCTAAACGATTGCTCAATTACTTGTTTTAACTCAGCCATTGCTTCCTCCTCACTCTATAATTATATTATACTATAACTTTTCATAAAAATCAAATTATTCATGTATTTCTGAGAAGTCAACATTTTTAAATATAAATTCTTTTCTATAAGAATTATCTTCTCCCATGAGCTGAGAAAGAAGCATTAATGAAGTCTCATCAGGAACTAATACATCCATGCGTTGATTAAGTGGATTAAACATTGAGTTCTTTGCTTGCTCTGCTGATAGACTACCAAGACCCTTATTACGTTGAAGTTCTCCAGTTATTTCTACATCGCGAATCTCATCATCTGTAAAGTAATATTTTTCTTTTTTACCGATTTTTTCAATATAGAGAGGCGAACGCAGCCAACATAGTCTATTCTCTTCGAGGAATTGAGGGGCTAGCTTGTAAATTGCAGCCATAATTAGTAAGCCAATATGGAAACCGTCAGACATTAATACCCCGGCTTTAGCCGTATTTTTCTAAAAGTTCTTGGAATTTAATATATTTTCTATCCATCCAAATCGTTGCATCATCATATAAATAATGATAGAATTTTATCACTTGCTGATTACCACTTAATTTCCAATACCAAGTATATTCTCTACGTTGCTCTTTAGAAACTGTTCCCATTCCGATAATTTTTAAAATCCATTTTGCTACAGCTTCAGTCGTGGTAAAATTTACTGTAAAATTAATATAAGTAGAATTTTTCTTTTGAGAACGGCATAATGATCCATCTCCATCAAAGAATCCACGAAGAAAATGCTTTATTAAATTATCAGGAACATGCTTTGGGGGTTCTAAAATTAAAGTTTTTTGTTTTACACAACCTTTATCTATTAAATCATCTACAGTTTTTTGAGAACGAAGAACTAATTTATGCATTGTTTGCTTTCCTTCTGCTTTTCGGCTAGTGTCATATTGAATAGGATTAGTAGCGTTTATGCTTTTCTTAAATTTTTCTATAACATCTGCGCTATCTTCCGCTACACTAATACCGAATTGATCTTGGCCATAGTTATTTTCATTATTAACTATATAACCATCCGCGAACATAAAACCTAGCCAATATGCTTTTTCCTCAGTATCTATATTCTCAAAAAAATCTTCGTCGTGAAAATACTTTCTATAATGATTTCCTTTGGTGGTTTTAATTCCAATTTTTTCTAACCATTTACTTATATTTGCACGATTATGATGATATTTTTTTTCTAATTCACGTAAAGATATATTATTTTGATAATCAGTAATAATATTCTGTTTCTCTTGATCGGATAGACTTTCTTCTAGCGTTTTCCATGCCATGCCTATCACCTCCATTCATATGGTGATAGAGATGGGTGGTATATCATATAATTTATTCCAAAAATTTTATAGGGATTAGACTATACCATCCTTAAATTAAGGTCTCTATTATAGTCGTTGAACGTCTCTCCTAATAGGAGATTTCGCTGCGTTTGATTACCCAATCCTTTATGATTTTACCTTACCGAAGCCGTTACTCTTCGCCGCATTTATATTACTATAAATGTTTGGTTATAAAGGCTCTAAGGGACTTCCCGCAATTTAAGAGATTTTACTCGGACTCAACGAAGGTTAATCCGAATCGCTGCAGATAGCTATTTTCCCATAGCGCAATTTATTTGCGTTATATTTTCCTGGAACAATATTCATCGCGCTGAGTAGCAAATTAATTTCTTCATTTTCAAAGATTTTTTCTTCCGTATGAGCCAAACAATTAACTAGCTTTCCTCTAATTGCTAAGATACCATAATGTTTAATATCTCGTGCGACTGCCATACTTGAAGCCGCACTTAGGCCCTCAACAATTAGCAATGTTGAATCTTGTCCAAGAAATTCTGCATCTTTAAGTTTATCAGATGCAAATGTCTTTCGCTTTTGATTTTTCTCTATATTGTTTGCAGCAGTAAGAATAGATTGCCTAGCCTTTTCAGCTGCAACTTCAGCTTTCTTGTCTCTAACTAATAACGCTATAATCTTATCAAAATCACTTTGATTTTTGATAATCCAATCTTTAATAGCGTCTGTGAATACTGTTTGTGTATAACCGCGTAATTCCTGATTCTGAATTTGATCCTTTACCTGATTTTTATAAATAGGATGCGGATGCTTAATATTAATAATAGTGACTAGTCCTTTACGAATCATATCACTATCAAATTTTTCTTTCGCAGAATCATTTATTGTGCGTGTGAATGCTGCACGCATGCCACTTACAGGAGTTCCGCCATTAACATTAGCAGCACCATTTGAGAATACAAAACATTGTTCCTTCCCAGCAGTCCATTGTGCGAAGACTTCAATATCAACATCATCAGGAAAATGCTTTGTTCCATAAATATAATTTTTATGTAATGGTTCAGTTATTTTAGCTGCGGCAAAATCCTTTAATCCATTCTTTGATAGAAAGAGTGCTGATGATTGTTCGCCGGTATTGAGAAGAAATTCAACATTCGGAATAAAATAACTTGTTAACTCCAGTTCATCTCTAATTCTATGAATATCGAAGGCTGGCGTATTTTCATCTATATGAAAAATATTTTTATCAGGTTTGAAATAAATTGTTGTACCAGTTTCATTTGTTTTTCTTATTTTTTGAGCGGTGCGCGCCTGCGGAATGCCATCTTTAAATTGTAGATGCCATTCATAACCGTCTCTTCGTGTCCATACTTCAAAGATTTCAGAACAGACGCAAACGGTACTCGCGCCAACGCCGTGCATACCACGAACACGAGAATAGTTATTAGAGTCAAATTTTCCCGAGCTATGCGCTGTTGTATAAAGTTCAATTAGAACTTCATCACAATCTTTGTTTGGGCCTCTTGGTACGCCAGCGCCTTCATCATAAATTGTTATTCCATCATCTTCTACTTTGACTTCGATTCTTTTCCCGCGACCCATAATTGCTTCATCACATGAATTATTAAGAATTTCTAGAAAGCAATTGAATGTGGCATCTTGCCCGTCAGCGCCTATGTACATACCAGGTGTCGATCTGGCTGCGGTTCTAAAATCCCTTACTTGAATTGAGTTTGCATCATAAGCCACATCATCATCTCCTTTTAGTTTCTATAATATTATAACAGAAAAAATAAAAGAAGTCAACTTTTTTGTTGACTTTCAATACAATTATTCATTGTCATCTTCATTATCATCTTCTTCTATTCTAAATTCTATTAGAAGATCATAAATACAACTATTAAGAATATAGCATCTATAAAGACAATCTAGATACTGTGTAGTAGTTAGGCCATGCGGCGTAATCATATCTTTAAGAGTAACATCAAATTCATATGCTGCATCCAGTACATCATGAAGATTGTAGCAGATATATTCAGCGCATTCTTCATCAGAACCATAGCCTTGAGGCCCATTTCCTGTTATGCAATCTTCAGCCCAAACTTCCTCACTTAACTCGTCTACGCGACGATCAATTTCATAATCATGTACATGATAATTAATGTTATTTAGATCAAAGTACTCGATAAGATCAGCACGCATTGCGGCCATATAATCATAATGTTCCATATATTACTCCTCTTCCATAGTTGCACTAAAACCAGAAAAAATCAATCCATATTGTTCAAGGCACAGCCACTTTGCAAACTTATCAATATTATGAATGAATACTGGCATTCCAAGATAATAATTACCAGACATTAGATCATCATAATCAATAATAGTTGCTTGATAGAAACCGTATGCATTAGCTTTTACTTGCAACGCGGCTTTATTTTCAGTCACAACAATGCCGTTTTCTTTATTCGCGGCTTCAAGTAGCTCATATGCCTTTCCTGAATCACGTTCACGAATGATTGTTTTCATATACTTTTCCTCCTTGTACATTTTTATTATATATGATTTTTTTCTTTTTGTCAATTCGCGCGGCCATATTTTTATTTATATTTATATTTATATATTATTATATATTTATATTTCTTTGGTAATTTTTTTGGAGTATCGCCAAATTTTTTGGCGATGATGGCCAAATTTTTTGGCTATGCATGTCAGAAAATTTAGTGATTGAAGTCCAAAAAAATTTGGCAGAAAGATTAAAAATTTTTTGGTGAAACAGTTGTTCTGGAAATAGGGAAAAATTCTAATACATTATCATCTATTTCAATTAAATATCCTTTATCTACGAGTTCTTTTCTGGCGTTTCGTGCGCCTTCGTCGCTAATCTTTAATTCTTTTGCAATACCTGCTGGTGAAAAATTGTAATATGTTTGTCCATCCCAAGATAATAAATACATATATAGTTTAAAAGCGTTTCCACGCAAAAGGCGCATTGCTTCTTTTAATGGCTCCCATTTTACTGGTTGTAACCATGATTCTTTTTGGCCTTCTATGTGCGCGATATCTTTTGCGTGGCCTGTTATTATTTTTATTTGATTTGCATAGTTAGCCATATTAGTCCTTTAAATATTTTTATGTACGCAAAATTGGCGCCCGGTTGGCGCCATTAGTATTATTGTTGTTTTTACCAATCACATTCATAAACATAAATGTATCCATTCTCAATAACATCATCATAGTTGAGTAATGCCCTACATAGATTTGGCACCGATCCAAAGCCACACCAATAGTCAGTATGATGTGTGGCATAAGCAAGAATCGTTTCTAGCTGCTGTTTAGTTAAAGCTACATAATCGCCAGATTCATATTCTTTGCCTGGCAGCAATGACACAATAAAATTATGCATGTCATACCATTTTCTAGCTTCCCAAACAATTGCTGGCGTTTTAAGATCATCATAGGTTCCTTCATTAATAGTTCTGCAAATTTCCCAGAAATTTGCATTTTCAGGTTGCAGGACATTACGACATCTAATGATACGTGCATCCATACCCATGCAATTCACATCCTTTCACTTTCTATATTTATTATAATTTATTTTTTAATGAAAATCAAATTTTAATCCTCATAATAATCTTGCCATTCGACTTCATTAAAATTAATATCGTTTAAATCAACATTTTTTATTATCATAATTTCTGGAGGGCCGTTAAATACACTACCAATAACTGTTAGGTTTTGCCCATCCCATTTATATACGGATGGGCAAAATCCTCTTGCGTTCGCATATGCTTCTTCACCGCCGTACACATAATCTGTGAATATATCTTGCGAGACATTGTATACAGATATACATTGATAATCACGGCTGGTTATTACATATTTTTGATTGTTTTGTTCTGTGTAAATTATAGGTGGAACTTGCCAATAATTTCTATGAAATGTACGAATAATTTTCTTTGGATGCTTTTGCATAATTGAAAGCCGCAGTTTTGGCCATTGAAAACCAATATCATCGGGACATTTGAATTTTTCAACCATTAGGTATAAATCGTGATCTTTTGCATTTGTAACTGGAATTTGCTCAAAATGCATTGTAGTTGGAATATAATATGGTTCAATTATTACTGGATGGTTCATGTTTCTCCTTTAACACAAGATTAAGAATAATACCGATGATAATAGCTAAACAAATGCCACTAATATTAAACGATTCATAATTAATTGCTAAGCCAGATGTTCCTACCATTAGCATAATAGCAAAAATCCAAATTGTTTTTTGGTCATCAAAGTTTATCGTGGCTTTCTTTAAAAATTTAATAGCGGATGCGCCAATCATGCCATAACAACAAATACTCGCGCCAGCAAATACGGCGTTTGGTAATGCTAAAATAAAACTGTTAAATGGGCCGAAGAAACCAAGGATGATTAATTCAATAGCGGCTAAAAGTGTCACATAAACACTAGCACATTTACTAATCAGAATTGTAGATAAATTTTCTGTATATGTTGTATTTGGTTGTGCGCCAATAACAGTACCAATTAATGAACCAACTCCATCGCCAATTAGAGTTCTAGTAAGTGATGGATCTGTAAGAAAATCTCGTTCACAAATGTTAGAAGCATTAATAATATCACCTAAATGCTCTGCAAGTGCTCCAAGAGAAACTAATGTAAAACTTACTAAAATTTGAGGTATAGTACTCCAATCAAAATTATTAAATGATACATGGAAGAAAGCAAAATCTGGTAGTACAAATAATTTCATGTTTTGGAAATGAGATAAATCTACTAAATTTTGTACTCCGCATAGAGCTAAAATAATACATAAAATGTATCCGCCAAGCACTCCAAAAAGAATTGGCCAACGTTTCATAAGCCCTTTTCCATAAAAAGCACAAAGTAAAACCAGTAGCATACTAAAGAATGTTACACCAATACCTAATAATGAATATTGCCCAGAAATTTGTGCGTATGTTGGAATAAAAAATCCTAGTTGTATTGAAATAATTAAAATAATTGCACCCGACATTACAGGAGTGATTAATTTCGTAATCCAATTGATTCCAAATTTTTTTACAAGGAGTCCGGCTAAGCTATAAATAATAGCAATTGTAGCGCCACCGATAATTACTCCAAGGAAATTTTTTTCTACAGGGCCAGCAAGGGCGATTGCTCCAATTACTGCTGAAACGGTTGCTCCACTATTAGAAATCATAATTGGTGCTCTGAATTTTGTGATACATAAGAAAAAAATTGTTGAAATACCCGCGGCTACAAGACCAGCTGTAAGGTTTGTGCCGCAAATTAAAGCAATAAGTAGTGTTGCAGTAATACAAGAAAACATTACTTGTAGTGAATAACCAATTAATTCTTTGGTCGTTTTTGGCTTGTCGTTAATATTATAAATTAAATTAGTGTTATTCATTTATTATCTCCTTATTATATTCCCATTTCCATTGGCCGCATCGCCAATTTTTATTTATTGCTTCTATAATATTTGATGAATTTAAATTACATTTCCTCGCCGCTTCCGCAATACTCGGATAGATAATTTTTTCATTAGTGTTAATATTAGTACTTATAACACTAACTGTCTTTTTCGCAATAGCATTTTTATCGCTATACTCCCAATAATAGTCTTTACATTTATGTGGTCTACCTTTTCGTATCGCCGTAGAAATACAAGCATGATCAATATTAAAAAACTTACTTGCTTCGGATATACTATTAAAGACTTTGTAAATTTCATTAGTTGATGGATCAATAGCTTGCACTGATTTCATCGAGCGTTTTTGTCCTTTGACCGCGGCTGTATGCCTGTGTTCATATTTATCAAGGTTCGTAACAGTTTCATCTGCGGCAATGGCCTGCCTTATAACCCAAGGATCGCATTGTAATTCTTCTCGAATTTCTGATTGTGTCATTCCATTTTTATATAACAATCTTATATAATTATAAGAATATTTTGTGCCATTACTCCCGCCACAGGTCAGATTATATCCGAGGTCTGGATATTTGGCCATCCAAGTCTATTTTTCGTTAATCCAATACTGTTCTCGTTCATTTAATTTGTCATCTGGGCAATGTTCAATTATTGAAAATGAAAAATTTTCTATTCCATATTTACGCATTGCTCTATAAAGCGGACGTTGATTATTTAAATCTCTTGCAGTATCAATGTGATCTTTCCATCGTTCTTGCCATATTCTTGATGTCTGTCCAATATACATTTTATTATTAACTAAATTTGTAATACAATATATAATTCCCATAAAATCATACTCCTAAAATTTTTTTAGTAACGGATTTCCGCTATTATATTTGTAGTATGATTGAATACATATTATGGTATTTTTCGCGTTTTATTATGAAAATTAATTATTTTCCATTTTACCTAATTAATATACTTTTTCGTATTATTCTAATAATAATTATCAGTCTATAATAGAATTATAATTGGTAGTATATACTACTTCATTGGGATGGATTTTAAAAGTATCACTATCACATGTTACATATTTTTTCCACCATTCGTCTCCGTCAGTGGCTCTCTTCCATGTAAGATACCAATTATTTTTATCACAATCGCATTGTCTTACCCATGGAGCATTAATGCTGCCGCAACGAGGGCACTCCCATCCTTTTTCAATCTAATAGGTTGGAGGAGATTTATAATTATAAGAAGTGCCAGTAGTTGTATTATCTATTTCCATAATTACCTCCAATCAGACACAGAATCACTTGTATTTTCAATAAATTCATATTCTTTCTCTTTTATGAAAGTAATAGCATCTTCTATATTAGATACAAGAATACCACCTTGCTTGATAAGGCCAGTGACATATAGATTTTGATAACTGTATTGCTGTTCGCCAAGCGATGCTGCGCCGCCTTTATTCTTAGCTTCACTATGAGTCAAGAACATTTGTCTGTTGTCAGTACAAATACCAACAATATATTTATGGTCGCCGCGTTCAATCTTTTCATGGAACTTACCAATTTCAGCGCAAGTGCCTGCTGGGAGAACGTCACCATCTATACAAGCTACAAGAATGTCAGTTTTATTTAAACGTATATTATCTCCATTTGCGATTTCTTGAGAGCCCGCAAATTTCTTCTTCCCCTCAACTCCATTGATATCTGTGTTTTCGACAGGAGAATATAAATCCACTCCAGGTAAAGCGGCTCTTAGTTTTTGTGCCCACTCGGTGTTACGTAGAAGATCTCCATAAGTAAAGATGGGCCCAGCCAAATAAATTCTCATATTTACTTTTCCTCCTTATGCGTCAAATCCCACAGAATATCATACATTTCCTGCTTAAAACCTTCAGGCTGTTCGTTTAGTGGCAGCATCCACCAAGCGAGTCCTGCATCGGGGTGACGATTGAAGTATTCGTCAATTAATGCATCATATAGATCTTTATTGAAATTATTTTCATGTTCCATGCCACGTCTCTCCTTATAATAATATTTAATCTTTATCATAATTAGTAATTAATACTTCTATTGTTGGCTCTGTTGTCTAGGCTTTATTATATACTGCTTTAGAATAATTTGAATAAATATCATAAACATTATATTTTTCTATCCATTCAATTAAGTAAATATTTTCCATTCCTTTATGTGCAATCACATTTGAAAAAGCCCATTTTAGTCCGCATTCTGTGGCATTATCTAAATAATCATATAATGTCAATTCATCATTAATGTCCCAATTTTCATTTAATATTTTTGAGCCATCATTATATTGAGCCGCAGAAATTAAATAGGGCGGATCAACATATAGAAAATCATTTGCATCTTTAAATTCATTTATATCAAAATTCCTGAAATCAATTGAAGAAAAATTTATATCTTTTAACATTGGGTGCATTGCACGTAAATTAGCACGCTGATTTAAATTAAAATCGCTATGATACCATCCAAATGATGAATTTAATTCAAAATTAGTGTTAAAAGAAATTTTATTATTAAAAGAAAATCTAGAAATGGTAAATAAATCTAACGATGTATGATATTTTTCATCTGTATTATATAATTTACGATATTCCATATAACCTTCAAAATTGGTTCGAGATAAATGGAATTCTTTAATGCGGCTATTAATAAAATCTAATACGTAATCGATAGAATGCGCTTGAAATTCTTTGTAAATATTAATTATATTAGAGTTTATATCATTTGCATATTTCTTTTTCGCCGAAGTATTAATTGATACATCTAACCCACCGGCGAATAAATCAATAAAATTATTTATATTAGAAGGAAAATATTGATATATTTGAGGTAAATATTTATATTTATTACCCACATAATTCATAGGACTTTTTATGTAAGTAATTTTATTACTCATCTAGGTCATCTTCCATTAAAATTTCTTCGATTGTATCAACAAAAGTTGTATTTTTGTTCTTAAAATTACTCGAATTATTTTGTCGAATATAAGTATTATAAATATAACTCTTAATCATTGCAAACATACCGGCTGAACTATTTCTAGGATGATCCTCGATATAAGCCTTTAATTTCTTTTTCTCGTCTTTCGGTAATTTCTTAATAAAATCTTCCATATATTCACGTGTTAGATCATTGAATTTTAATTGATCCATATTTATACACCTCTATCTTTTTTTTATATTATAATATAACATTTAAAAAAAGTCAAATAAAAAAGTGGCACCCGAAGGTGCCATAATTAAGAATCTGTATACCGCCAAACAAAACCATAAGCCTGTTTTCTTTTTCCTTTACAGACTTGTACTATATTAGAAGAGTTAGAAATTTTTCCTAAAGCTATATTTGCCGCGGCAATACTTTTGAAAGTTTGAATATAATTATTATTTAAATCATACTAGTTAACAGGTTTTTGGCAAGTTTTGTTATCAGCTGACATTAATTTACCATTTTCTCGTCTTTGTTCTTCGGTAATTCCTTTCTATTCTAAAGCTCTACGTATTGTATCTCGAGAACAACCCAATTGCTTTATAATTTCTGGGTAAGAATTATGCTCTTGCCATAACTGATAAATTTGCTCATTATCAAAATATTTAGACTTGTTACTAATAATTTGATTACGACGTTCATAACGCATTTCTTCATTAACGCCATGAGCTTCTAAAAATAATCTAATAGTTTGCATATCATAATGTAACAGAGATTTTATTTCAGTTTGGCTTTTTCCTTCATTCCATAATGTTAAAATACGTTCATCCTCACATCGATCGACTACTCCACCGCCATAACCTATATTATATCCTTTATCAGGGTTACGACTGTCATATAATTTTATATAGTAAATTTCTCGTTCGTTAGCTAGTTCTTGAGATGTTATATTATTTTCTAATATTTCAGTTACTATTGAATCCCATCCATATTTATCGATGGCTTTGGCCATTAATGGACAAAAAGCATATCCAGCCCCATGTCCAAAACGTTTTGTTAATCTCTATTTTGTCTAACCAATATAAATTTTTCCATTAGGAAAAACATGTTTATAAATTTTCCACATATAAATCACTCCTTACTAAGCAATTATTAAATAGAGCTTGCTAAGTAAGTAGCATTATCTCAAAGGTTAATTACTCCTTTGCTCCCTCTATTATATTATACTATATACATATTAAAAAGTCAAGTATTAAACGGGTGGTCGAATTAAATTACATAATTCGGCTATAGGCCCACGCTCTGATTTAATTAATTTAACTAAACCAAATAAAGGCTAACCAGATAAATGACTTACCATAGACCTAATACCATTATTTTCCTCAAAACGATGGCTATCAATTTGAGCAACGTCGCCGCAGAAAATCAATTCACTATTCTCTTCAATACGGCTCATTAATAAAGTAACAAGTTTGTCGTCCATGTTTTCGCACTCATCGCATATAACAATTGAATTTCTAATTGACCGTCCGCGAATGTGTGATAATGGCAGAATTTCAATCGTATTATCTTCAATAAGCTGCTCTAACACTTCTTGACCGCCAAGGTGGTCTGCTAAAGGACCACCCCAAATACTCATTTTTGCATTAAGGTCGCCGGGCAAGAAACCAATATCATTTGTTCCTGCAACAATTATATTATTGCGTACAAAAATTAATTTAGCATATCTTCCTTTATATACCTATTCTAGTGCATATGTTAATGCCATTAAAGTTTTTCCGCCGCCCCAAGTGGAGGTTAGTAATTTTACTTTAATGTCCTGATTTTGTAGGAGGTCAAACGCCATTTTCTGCTCTAGATTTCGTGGCTTTAGGACTTCATCAATGTATGGATTTTTCATGTCTTTATATTTTAATTTTCTATATTCGTTTCCATTCCATACTAAGATGTCTTTTAATTTATCTTCGTAAAAGATTTGCGCATATTCGTTTGTTCTGCATTTTAAAGTGTTAACTTTTGGATCCTCATATAACATTGTTAATGTATTATCATTAGGATAATATTTTCCCCATCCACAATATTCAGTTGTATCTGTTACATTCGGATTATATAATATCGGATAAAGATATGGCATCTGGCATGCGATTGCATATAGTGCACCATCGCTTGTAATAAATTCTACTGGCTCGCATGTACGTTTGGCCATCCAAAAAGCTTCACTTAAAATTTTATGATCATTGATGTCAGATAGAAATTGATATTGCTTTATAATTTTTTCTATTTTTTTCTATGGCGCAATAATATAATTAATATTTTTTTCATTAATAATAGCCCGTATTGCGGCACGGGCTTGGAATTTGATATTATTATCTTTATGCGCAGAAGTTTTTATCTATTCCAACTCAGCTAGTACCAATGGTGAAATCCAAGAAGTGTTATAATCATTTAGCGCACCATTTAGAATTGCTGATGTATCTAATACATGCATAGTCATTAATCATCACATCCGATAATTTTATCAATTAAATTTAATTCCTTCATTTCTGGCGCTGTTAAGAACCATTGCCGCCTAGTTTTGGAATCGTATAATTCAGCTGTAATATTTGTGTTATTAATAATAAAATCGCGGATTTGTAAATCAACTTGATGATTAAATGCCATTATATCTTCCGCAGTTTTTGCTTCACTAGCAGGTACGGCAACATATCCATCATGAATAAGTGCATATGTGCTAGGATAACACACGCGCGTTACGTTTGGATTTTTTCCTCCTGCGCTTAGTAAAATCGCGGCCATAGACGAAGCTTGACCAGTAACGATGATTGTTAGTGGCTTTGAATAGTGGGTTAAATAATGCGCTAGGAAAAATCCATCAGTAACTGAACCACCAACGCTGTTAAAAATCATTGTTATTGGTGTCATATCATTATCTTCTTCAAATTGTTTAAGAGGCACATATATACTCTCGACAATATCACTCGTGACTTCTTGATTAAAAATTATAGTACGATGATTTAAAAGTTGATTAAAATATTGATATGATACTGGGTCTAGGCCGAATTTTTCTGGGATTTCTAGAAATTCAAACTCCATAATAAACCTCCTCGTTGTTTGAGGATAACAACTCGTTTTTATTTTAAAATCTTATTTAAAGTGCAATCTTCTGGACGAATATCATTCTCGCGAATGCTGTGCAAATATGGGTGTCTAATGCTAAGCCCAGAATCAGTATTACTTATCATCATACCGCCTATGGACACTGGACATAGATATAAACTATCAAAATCATCCCTCAGTCGTGCTTTTAGTTCATCCGTTAGACCTGCTACGTTGCACAATGGAATTAATTCATGCTTATCATTATAAACGCCAACTGTCATAGCACCAGGATAGTTGTAAAAATAATTACGTGAGATTGGAATATAGGGTTCACCAAGTTGATAAGCAGAAAAATATTCTCCCTGAACAATTTCTCCAGTTCTTGTATTTTTCCACATTGTCCAATGCGCCATATCGTCCCCATTGTAGTTTTTTTCGCATGGAACGACATCCATAATTACACAATCTATATAATCTGTAATTTCCTGCTTCACTTTTACAGTATCCCACGCACTTGTTCGTTTATCTGGCGTATAAACAATATGCTTTCTATAACACACTGCACCCTCTCCGCCCCGAGCAAAAATTTCATTGAGTTCATCAAAAAACTTATTATTCATCTCGTGATATGGAACACCTGTTACGAGAGGATGATTGATTCGCGCAACGACTTGCTCAATATATTTTGATCGAACCTCAATTGGCTCATTAATCATATCTCTACCGTCTAATGCAAGCACATCAAAAATTTTCCATTCCAACTTTTGATCTTTTTGCCGCGCTCGTGCCTTTGGAGTAAGACAACGACAAATTGCACCGACATCCTTGTCGCGGCCGCCGCTAAGATACAGCTCTCCAAGAATTACAGTATCACCATTTTGAAATGCATTTACTACAGCATCCCAAAAAAATACTTTATCCTGCAATTCAGAGTATGTACCAGTTACTTTAGAAATTCCCCTCGTTTGGAGTGCATTGCGATCTTTTGTAATTACTGCTCGTGTAAAATTACCATCAAATTTTTCAGACCACAAATACTGACCACTTTCTATCATCTGTTGTAGATGTTGTTGGCGAACTTCTTTTGGCATTGCCGCGGTTGGACTCCAATATTTTTGTACGCCCATCTCAAAATAATTCATTTTATTTCCTCTCTATAAGTTTTGCTATCCGTTTAGCTTCTGCTTCAAAAGATTGCATATCATCAGAATTGGAAACAATATAATCAAAATACTTCCAATTATCTAATGATGTTTCGCTTGGATGGACAAGCTGGGTTAATGTAAAATTAGGATTAATATATGGTGAACCATCACTATTTATGCGGTTGATTCTAATTGTTATAGCGCCTGGATTATAATATGATGTAATATTTATTTCATTTTCAAAACGGGCATCTGGGATAAAAATATAATCAAAATCGTTCTTTATCGCGGCAATAAAAATTGCAATAGTTTTTGCCCAATAATCTTGGTCATATGCTCTGACGCAATCTGTGCCTAAATGCTGTAATAGTGTCCTACCAGCTTTGTCTTTAACTCCATCCCAATTATATACTTGCTTAGCGAAAAACTTAACTGGATCTGCGTAATGTAAAATTGTGCATCGTTTGCCAGATTGTTCTAGTTCTCGCTTCATTATGTTTGCAAAAGTATCTTTTCCAGAATAGCTTTTACCGCTAATCATTATTACTTTCATTATTTTTTCGCTCCACCAATGTCTTTAAATAAAAATGAATGAAATCTCTTTCTCGCTAAGAGCAAAAATTTGCATAATCATTAATTTTATTAACTGCTGAAATTGGCCCATTGTGCATTAAGGTCAAATCAATAAATAGCTAATGCTACTTTTTTTTATCAACACTAATATCATTAAATAATTCTTCCATGTTAACCTCGCTCTTGTAACTTTTTAAGAACATCAAAGAAAATTTGAACTTCTTCTTGTGTCTCTAGCCTAATCTTTACTCGCGGCTATTCAGGTTGCCTTTCATCTTCATTGGGCATATTAAATATATAATACTGTTCATTTTCATCCGATTCATTTGGAGGAACAATACGTGTGCAAAAATGAACATCAGTTGTATTACTTCTGGTTTTGATAAAAGTATATCCGTTGTCTTTAATTGTTTCTGTGAGTCGAGCGGTTGGTTTAATAGAGCTTAAAAATCCAACATATTCATCTCTATCAACACGATAAATATCATTGTTATCCATTATTTATACCTCTCCAATTTACTTTTTGCTTCTCTGCCTCGTTCTACGCCAATATGTCGCATTGTTCATTCCAGAAAACATTTGCGTGTCCTTTTACTTTTTCAAAGAAAAACCAAAAGTTATCAAAATATGGTATAATTTTTTCCCATAGATCTCGATTTAAAACATCTGTTCGCGCTGATGTTTTCCATCCATTGGCGATCCACTTCTCATACCAATGTTGTTGAAAACAATTAATAGCATAAGCAGAGTCACTATAAATTATAACTCGCTCGTTCTTATCACGCATTTCATTTGCATATTCTAATGCATTAACGATTGCAGTAAGTTCCATTCTTTGACTAGTTGTGCCATATTCGCTGCCACTAGCTTCATAAATTTTCTCCATATTACGAATCGCTATAAAGCTCCAGCCGCCAAATGTCATTTCTGCGCCGAATTTCTTGAGCGAGCCATCAGTATATATTTCTAATTCGCTTATTTTTTCTTTACTTTTTCGCTCAATAACAAACATATTTATCCTCCATTCTCTTTTATTTTATTATACTAGAAAATGGAGGATAAGTCAAATATTATTCAGCTTCTGGCTCTATTGTGCCATCTTCTTTTAACTCTGGTAGACCAGCAACGCTAGTTAGCAAGCTAAGGATTCCCGCAAGGGCAGATGCAGATGCTACTGCAACCCAGTTTACTTCAGACAATACTAAAGATGTGCCTATTGTTGCTACTGCTGTTTGAGCTACAGTCTTTATCGCGCGAATACCAGCGGCCTTAATCCATTTCTTAAAATTAGTCATAAGAATCACCTCATATTCTTTTTCATTTCCTCTTCACTTTCAGGAAGATTCATTATTTCATTATAATAATGCTCACCTTGACCATTGCCGCCGAGGCCATCGTGATAGATTTTATATATTTCTTCTACTTCGTGTTTCTCTGCCGGACTGCCCCAGCCGCGGTCGGTCAAGATTTTTTTCCAATGATATAGGGTATCAAACAATTCCATTTTTGTCCCCTTACCAATTATTTTTATCTTTTGGCCTATTCCATCAACTTCTGTAGATAAGGCATCAACTTTTTTATCAATGCAAATCACAGAATGATTAAGATTGGAAATGCTTGTGTTAATGTTCTCTATTCGGATTCTATTGTCTTGCGTGTCATTAAGAAATTCGTCCATTTTTTGGTCGCGAATTAATTTGGCATCATAACGTTTCTTAAAGTTTTTTAAGAAATCTAAGATTCTACCCATCGGTATCACCCACCATTACTATATTTGGTCTGTTAAATTTTTAATTAGTTTTGTAAAATTTTGTAAAAAGATAATATTTAATTTTATTGAACTAGTTGCGGCATTTGCCACATTAGCCCAATCATCAGGATCATAATATGATGTGTTTGTCATTCTGCCTTGTTGCGCTTTAGATACCCATGCACTAACAACGCCACCTACTCCACTACTAATTTTTACCTTAACAGTATCCGTTGGGTCGTTTCCAAAACCATTTTTAGCTCCTGCTATCAAATTTTCATACTGCTTGGCGAGCTAAAATAGTATTAATGATAGCGGTAACTAGACACCATTTATTGTAAATATATGAATTGCATATAAACCGCCTGACATTGTAGATAAAGAATTTGTTACTGCCTTCGCAGTTTTTGTTTGATCAATTACCATTTGATCGATGTCATCAAACATTAAGATAGCACCAAACGCAGATAAATATTGTATTAATCTATCTTTTATTGCATCTTCATTACCGCCACCCAATGCATTACTAGACATGTTTAATAATAAAAATTTAATTATATCAATATTTATTGTCGCACCGGGCGCTGATACATCGAGATGATTTAAACCTGCGTTCAATTGATCTAAGGCTCTAAAACCTGTAAACTCTGTTCCTTGGAATCCTTTTTGTCCAATAACACCGCCAGTTTCTGCATTTACAGATAATTTATCGCTGCTATGCACAATAAATACCTGTTCATTATGCTCCTACAGAAATTTTTGTATTAAATTTATTGCTTGATCTAATTGTTTTTTTGCGTCGTTATATCTCTGTGTAAGATTTTCTCGGCCAGACGCGTCGTCTCTAATTTTTGCTAATTCTCTACCATAATCTTGAAGTGCTTTATACAGTTTAGATGTAGATTGTTTTGGATCGCTGAGAGATTCTATTGGATTCAAAAATTCTATATTAAATTCTCCCACTACATACGTTCTATCAGTGCCGATAAGACCTGCACGTCGTATACCACCTACCAAAATTTGCTACATTGCTTCATTTATTGAGCCTTGGCGGGCATTGTTAGGGTTAAATTTAAATTTTATACTTTTTCCCCATCGCTGAATTGCAGCTCTCATTTGACGGCTGCTAAAAGATTTAAAGCCTTTTTCCGATATCATAATACTGTATAAATCATCTCTCATTTGCTCTACTAACTTATCAGTCTTTCTGCGAATTGTTTCTTCTTTTCGTAATTTTACTTTATCTTGTACCAAAATTTCTTTCAATGTTTTCTATAGAGCTGGTGTTTCAATTCCAATAGCAGATGCCCACGATGCTAAGTCTTCTTGCAATTGCTGGACTCCTTGAGCACGGATTGTATCATAATCGGAAGCAGAATAACTTAATGCCCTCTAAAAACTGGAGTCAAAATCATCATACGCTGCGCCTTTGTCTATTTTCTTAATATACTCTTCAACAAGATCAAATACAGCTTCTCTTCCCTCTACTCCATGAATGTCAGTAAAGTAATTCATTCCAGTTCTTTGGCCGTTCCGCCCCAATGATTGTAATAAATGCATTTCTACTTGTTTTACTATATCACCTAAAAGCGCACTGGCTAGAGCAACAAAATCTTGCTATGAAGAACCATTAAAACCGTTGCTCGTTGTAAGAAATCTAGCGACTAAATTTGATACAACTTGAGATGATGTCATGACTTTCATAACAGCTTCCTAGACTATCGTCTAAAAACTTGCATCTATCGTCTAATCACCTTTATATCCTTTTTGTTTGTTGGTTTGTAATAAATTATTTAAAAATGGTTCTAAATATTCTCTTGAGACCGCCATTTCTGCAGTATCTCTTGTGTATTCCCATAGTTGTCTGCGTTCTTTTCCTTTTGTTTCTCTATACTAAATTGATTCTAATCTATTTCGTGCGTCTATTAATTTTTTTAATGCATCTTTATTAATCGCATTTATTCTTGCTAACCATTGTATCTCTTGCACATAGAATTTGTAGAATTCTTGTGAAGTTATGTCTCCATAATTAGACGTATAAGTTCCAAGACCATTTGTAATAGTTAATTTATCCATTTTTATGCCTGGAAATTGTATTCCCATTCGATCCATTTCATGCATTATTTGTCTTTTATGATCTACATATGATCGTATTGCCGCCATTTCTTTTGCTTGCTCAGACTGCGCGAGAGTTTTAAGGAGTTCAATTGCCTATATTAATTGGTTGCCGCCATATCGCCGGCCTCCTTCATTTTTATTACTCATCACTGAAATAGCTGTTATACCAGTTTTGAATGTACCTGATGCAGCCTTGTACAATGCGTGACGCTACGCTACCCAGTCTTTCTAACCTGTATTTCTCTATAAATCTGAAAAATATACAAATAAATCATTTAACTTAAATGCAGGCAAATTTATCCCGGGTATTGCTGGCTAGACAGATGATGCTCCACTACCCATGTTGGCTGTTCTTTTTTTTGAGCTTGTTGATGAGCTTTTTATTGCTTTTTTTCTCATTAAAATAGCCTCCAATACCTATTGATACAATAAAAAAAAGAGCCTCACGGCTCCATAAACATTACATAAACACGATATACGCTTGGCTAAATTTCATGCATGTCCAATAGTAAACAACCATCAATTACATCAGGAGATATAATAATAGTATTACTATCATTGTGCCAGATTACAAAGATGCTATCTTCGGCATTGTAATATCTAGTACAAAACATTGTAACTTCATCTAGCTCTTCATCCAATTGCACTTCAAGCGCTTCATCAACAACAAACATGGTGCTATCTTCTTCAGAAAACTCATTAATTAACACCCATGGATCATCTTCAAGCGCATAAATTGATGTAAAGTATAAATCTGGGATAAACCGCACAAGTGTTTCTGCATCTGGAGACGGCGCTTCCGCGGCAGAAAAATTAAATAAAAGCATAATAGTAAAAAGTAAACTCAAAAAAATCTTCATAAATGTCACTCCTTATGATGTTGGGAAACAGCCATCATAAGCGCAGAAGCAAACGCACCGATTGTTGCGCTTATCGGTATAATTAATAGTAGCCACCAAGCACTAATCATTAACTGTTTTCCTCCTTGTTTAAATCAAATATATGTTCATCGATATGAATGATATGATCTTTAGTTAAAAATTCATGTGCCAACATTGTGTCGCAATCTAGAACATAGCATTTATCTGTAAATGCAGATCCGACATCCATAATAATTCTATCAGACAATAGTCGTACTGGTCGAATTTTATCGATTGTTAGTGGGCCAAGTGTATGTAGGTTTGGATCAATATAAGTTGTTGGCGTATGGCCATAAACACAAACGCGGCCAGGTCGCCAAGAAACTCCAAAATATGATCTTTCCCACAGAATTTCATTTATATCCCACATGTCACCTTGATCATATTTAATTCTAAAAAATCCTTCGTATGTGCCACCAGCATGACAAAAATCTAATGAGCCATATGAATAAGTATAGGGTAGTGCATCTATTGCTTCAACAATATCCATTGGCATTCCATCGGCTATCCAATCACACAATGTGGATTCGCCGCCATTGGTAATAGATAGGCGGACAGATGAACCATCTTCGTAATAAAAACTTACATGATTTGCATAATCTAAAAGTGCTTTTGAAATGCTTTTTCTGTCTTTATACGCATAATGGCACACTTCAGAATTTTTTAATGCTCGCGCGGCGCGAACAAAAGTATCCTCATGATTTCCTTTTAAATATGCAATATTATGGTCTTGAAGCAACTTTTTCATAATCATATATCCACTTTCACCGCGATCACACGCATCTCCACCATAAATAATTGTACAATGTTTATCGTTTTGTTTGCACCAATTTACAATATTGTCGTATAGCTGTTCTTGCCCGTGAATATCAGTAAAAAAGTACACCTTATGTAGCATTCTTCAACCTTCATCCATTGCCATGAGCTTCCTAATACGACGCTTAATCTTTGCAATAATGTTCCAGTTTTGCGCGCCGCCACGAGATTCAAGAACTGCCATACGAGCAGTAAGTACTGCAATCTTAGTCTTATTATTCATGTTCTTCTCCTTTTACCTTACTAGGTACAACTGCATCTGATGAAATTTGCCAATGGAAAAATTCTGTCCAACTGCCGCAATCATAATGCCGCCAGCCGTTTTTCTCCCATATTCGTGTATACGGTGCTTTATAATGATGCTCATCAAGAAATCTCTTGATTGCGATTCCGACTTCAATCTTATCTTTGCAATCAGCGATTGGGCGCCACTCACCATCGCTGTTTTCAAAATATAGGATCATACTTTACTCCTTAACCTTACAATAATACACTACAGTCTGCTGAACATCTTCATACTCTTTATGCTCTTTGACTTTCATACGCATCAAACAAGTAGTATCAACTGCAATGCTTTTTGACGCGGTTATCCATACATAGACATTACCATCTTCATCTTCCATAATATGGATACGGCTTTTTCCATATTTACTTTCTGTAGCGATATTCTTTTTGATGGTTACTTTCCGTTCAATCCAGTCACCAACTTCACCCTGATAAGTGCTTGTACTATTTTCACCAATTAGATTGCGAATAATTTTACGAACCTCATCATCGCTACGCATGGTTAAATTTTTCGCATCATTCGGATCACGAACCATATCCCAATTAAGAACAATCGGAGTTACTTCACTCGGCAGATTTACAATTTCTAATGTGGACGGGCAAAACCATCCAAAGAGCAAATTAAATCTTGCGCGACACGGGTTCGTTTCATGCGCCCAATTGTTCAGAATATCATTGTTACCTTTAAAGATGGTAATGTAACCAGCATCACCAAATCCAAATGCGTTTCGAGCAGAAAACTTAATGCGGCGTTCTTCAACTTTATCCTTCTTTATCGCCGCACGTTTTTCAGCTGCCTTGTCCATTGTCGCACGCTGCGCATCAGTATACCAACGGACAACCAACGCGTTTTTCCCGCTTCCATTACATTTGAAGCATGTTGTACCGTACACTTGATTATAAGAGTAATTTCCGGTGCCGCCGCAACGAGAGCAAGGCCCGATGACTTTGACGTACATTTTTCCATCTTGGGAAAACGGTTCACCAGAAATAGTCATATTTTCATAAGATTTTGCGACTGCCATCAACCTTGCTCCTTTCATTTACTATAATTATTATAGCAAAAAAATGGAGAAAATACAAGTTTTTCTCCAGAAAAATTTTTTACATCGTGCGACCAGTCCAGAAAACGTATTCAAACGGTTGCTTTTCTAGCCAATTGCTATTCATTTTAGCAAGCGGATAATAAATATATTCTCCATCGCTCATGGCGCCATCTTCACAATCTCCATTTGTAAGTTCTAGCTCATCAATCATTGGAATGAACGAATCCTTAGAAATAAGATATGCTTGTTCATATGGAGCGATTTTACGTGCATAAAGATAAAGATGATTAATGTCAGCCTCGTGCATCATATTTGATGTGTCCATTATTGAGAAAACAAGGTCTGATTCGGTTAGATGCGCGGCGAGTAGCTTGCCAGCACACCATGCGCCGTTATGCTTAAAAAGAACTTGCTTGTTTGTGTAAAGGGTGGTATCTAGATTCATTTTAACTCCTTACCAATCTTTAATTATATTGTTAATATATGTATTGTAATACGATGCGCTAATCGGATTTGACGGTGCGCTCACTGTTGTTGTAGATGGCAGTGCATTAGCCGCCGTTATAAATGTGCTAAAATCTGCTAACTAAATCTTGCTACCTGCCGTTGGTACTGTAGGCGCGGTCGCGGTTGATCCATAATAACTTGATAGATTATTTATATATTGCGCCAAATTCTGCATATCAGATGCTTTTATTTTGCCATTTTGTGATACTGCTGTTGGCGCTGCCGCGGCTACATAGAATATTTTAGAGGCAATCGATGCAGTGCCATTGTTATTAAATATTTGCAAACTATATTCATGATTTCGCGTTAAATTGGTGCTTGTATATCTAAACTATGCTTCAGCGTTTGCATTTACACTACCAACAGATACATTTGAGCTAGTAATAGTTGTATTGTTTGTGTTGTCCTTTATCTTATATTTATATGTTATCGTTGAAGATGTTGGATTTTTTAAGCGAAAGCGTGGGTGCTACGTATAAGTGGTTGCTCCGCTTGTTGCTGGCCAGACCAATTTTACGCTTGCTCCAAATTCAATTGTTAATGTAATTGATGGTATTGTATAAGTGGTTGTGCCACTATGACGAAATCTAACAGATACAGTTCCACTTGGTTGTGGAAAGTCATCTTTAGATTTGTAGCCACCTGCGCCATCATAGTGTATTATTGTAGTACCATTTTTCTAACAAATACCTTTTGTTGCATCATCACTTAAAAGGCCATAATTAATCCCGCCAATTGTTACATAGGCATAACTTTGACATTGTACGGGCGGATTAGTTACTGTTAAATATGCGTCTAATATTTCTAAATTTGATGCTTCTAAATTATAATTAAAACTGAATGTTGAACCATAGTGATTTTCAGTACCAATATATATATTAGTCGTTTTTGTCTCTGTCCAACTTGTTGCTGTCAAAGTGGGCATGCAATCACCCCAATTAATTATTCCTCTTGCAACGCCCTCCATCTACAAGATATATCATCAATTACCTTGTCAATTTCAATCGGCGTATTATTGCAAGCATCAACACCAACGTTATACATAAAAGGGTTTTCAACAGTCATAAAGTGATCTACTTGATGCGTATGTCCGTGAAGGTTAATTACGTGCTGCGAAAAATATTTATCATCAAAGTTGGCTGTGATGGTAGGATAGTGAGAAAGATAAAAATGAAGTTTATGATATTTCATAATATACGCATAACCTACAAAATTAATATTTAGATTATGCCGTGTAATCCTTTGAATTTTATTTTCTGTATCATGATTACCGCCGATCCAAATTATTTGTCCTTTTAACTGGCGAATGTACGTCATAGCTTCTTCAACGTCGCCAAGTGCTAAATCGCCAAGATGAAAAACTGTGTCGTCTTCATCAACAACTTCGTTCCATCTGCACACTAGTGCTGCATTCATATCCTGAACACTAGAAAAACCACGTTTCTGCCATACAAAATCTTTATCATGACAAAAATGTGTATCGCTTGTAAAAAAGATTTTATTCATTCTTATTTCCTCAATATATCCTCATATTAGAGTGCGGTACCGGCATTCGATTGGCCGCAATTTGTCTGCTCTAAAGAATTTTCATCTTCGTACCGGCTTGAACTACTCGCCGTCGTCTAGCTCAATCGCTTGCTGTACGCGGCTCCAAGAAGAGGAAAACACTGTATGACGCATAGAATATTTTCTCCTTTCTTCATCGTTCAATATTATTATAACAAAATTTTATAGTTAAGTCAATTTTTCTTCCATTCTGGAATATCAATATTGTGCTCTAAAAACCACTTACGAATCATCACACGTTCACTACATGGGTTATTTGGCGCTTCAAAAACAATGAAGGCAAAAGCAATATCTTGTAGTTGTTCACCGTTGCTAATCTTTTCTTTAATTGCATTTAGCTTGGCCATAAATTCATTAAAATCTATGGCATCCAATTGTTGTTTATATTTTCGTAAGAAATCACAATTATGTGGATGTTTTGGGCAACAATCCCCTCTACAAAGGTTATTACAACTTGCTCCTGGTTTAAGTGGCGGGCAATCAAGTACCCAAACGCCACGATTATCTTGCCCTAACGGTCGATATTTTGGTGGCCAAATCGTAGTATTTAAACCAATGAGATTTTTTGGAAAATTTCTTACTTGCCACCAGTAGCTAATATATAATTTAATGTCATTCATATTTGATATTTAAATATTCTAACACTTCTTTCATGCCTAATCCGCCTTTGTCCCATGGTCTTAAGCAATATTCCCAAATTTTTGGATGGGTTATCTTTAACTGCTAAAAACGATTTGGTTCTTTTTCTAAGTGCGCGCCGAACATACAAAAAATGCAACCAGTTGCGCGTAGTTTAGATGTATGTAACTTACCATTTTTATCTTCTATGATTTCTCCATATATTGGGCAATAGGGCACATTGAACTCTTTTAAATATTGGAGAATATCATTTGTCGTCCAAAATGACAAAGGCTTACTAATTGGTTCTTTAGTATCAAAAACATTGCAGCCTTGTTTTAACCATTGATTCCTACGGGACATAGATTCTTCTGCGAGCGTTCCAACGATTGGATACAGGCCAGTTTCACGTTGATATTGATGTAGTGGCTATTTTTTCATTACATCGCAGCACCAAGCGCTAATCTTGAATGGTGCGTCTACTAAATATGCCCACTTTCCATCTCCAAAGCCGAACGCTTTGGATTGTATTTCACCGCGTAAATATTGCGCGCGAGTTGATTCTGGATGTTTTCGCGCGGTTGAAACGTAACCAGCGACATATTTACTTACAACAGGATATCCAAACTATTCTATTACTTGCCTGAAAGTTCTTTTTGGACGAATTATATCTACGTTATCCCATGTTTTTACAAATTCTTTTATCTCAGGATATTCCAAACCGGTATCTGAATATACGGCTTTTATATCAGGAAATAACCTTCGTGCAATATGTAGTAAAACAGTGCTGTCTTTCCCGCCAGAAAAACTTATATATACTTTTCCGTCATAATAATTATAAAATTCCAATAATTTCGCAACAGTACGCTAGATTTTCCATGCCAAATCCTATGATTGCATTTCTTTCAAATCTGTCGCGGTAAATTTGTTTTCTGCCATAGAATCACCTAAATAAAAATTAGGAGCATTTTCCTTAACAAATGATTGCAGCCTTCGCCATACTTATAATATTCTTCAATCATATTCAGTCACTATAGAATTAAGAGCTGAGCCACAAGGAGCTACCCCGTAACTTTCTTAACCCGCTTTACAGCCATGTATAGCAGGGATTGCTTACCCTGAAATTTCAGCCAAACCATTCAGCAATAATCATATTAAGCATACTTGCTTATGTGTTAACATACAATTAATGTCGTATTGGCCTACTTTTACTTTAAACCTCTTTTATATGCCATTTCTGGCTTTCATCGACATTAGCCACTTATGGTAATTCCAGAGTTTGCAGCAGTTACCAGCTACCACCTTATCTGGATTCGGCTCACCTATTCAATGAGCTTTCTATTATGTGGCCAAGAGGAATAATACTTTTGATTGCGAATATTTAAGCGCCTATCCTTAACATTAGAAGTTTCTTCCTATCGCCTAGCATTGCTGTTTCGGCGGCCGCGTGTGCCTAGTATCCCGGGCCGTAACGTATGGCTGTTATTCAGATAGCCCAAGCAGTGTGGTTGGCACATCTGCACTTGGGTCAATCATTTATTAAGGAAAATGCTCCTTATATTTATTATATCATATTCTTAGTTTGGAGTCAAATATCTGTCTCTGAAACCCAATACAGCTCCAAAATAATTACAAATCTACGCAAATTCTTCAAACGTTAGATCTTCGTTTACATCGCAGACAAGTTCGCGATAACGTTCTCTGCTATTATCTGCCGGATAATATGTAAGTTCAATTCTTGCTGCATTATCGTTCATTTGTGTACTCCTTCTTTTCTTCATGCCTTACAATCATTTACAATGAAATCATTCATACGTTCCCAAATGTCCCAAGTCGCAGTAAAGCAGGTTGTTGGCCAGAATTTGGTTTGGCCAGTTTTCTTGTCTCTAAACTGAAGCACACACCAAAGTACGCCGCCGCTATTGTCAGGAAACCAATGCATTTCAGTCCGCTTCTGCTCGACAACGAATCTGCCCATCCACAGAGGATCATGTTCCATTGTTTTATTCACTTCACGGCAGAACGCATTCAGCCAGCGCTGATGCTTACGACGCTTGTGGCTTCCCATACTATACGGTTTCATATTTCTAGCCCCTTTCTCATCTTACATATATATATATTATATTACATTTTTTCTTAAAAGTCAAATTTTAATATACGTAAATTATGCGAGTCGCTCGTACATCTTCTTCAAGCGTAGGAGCGTAAAAATCATGGAATTGCCGATCGATAACACCATCAGGCACACACATTCGTCCTTCTCGCAGACCATTACGCCGAATACACTCAGAAATATGAACATTAAATACTACGTAAATAATATCATAATCAGAATAGCGTGCATCGATTGCATTTGTTAGCTTCGCGCGGGAAGCACTATTAAGATGCGTTGCATCAGCAATAACGTCAAATCCGTCAATTAGCGTGTTTACAATGGTAGATACAAACTTGCGAAAAACTTCACGTTCATGAGAAAAATAAGGTTCATCATCATGAACGATTGAATAACGAATTTCATCGCGCGAAACATAACGAATATCTTGTTCATCATGTTCAATCATGTAGTTCTTTGCCCAAGTAGATTTCCCGCTACCACTAGGGCCGCAAATGATATATAAAGTCGGCATTTCTTTTCCCTTCAATATTTTTACAGCACTCTCGATGGGATTCGAACTCTCACTGTATGCGTTCTAAGCGCATCGCCTCTGCCATTGGGCTAATGGAGCATATGGTGCCCAAGGTGGGACTTGAACCCACACTCTTGTGAACTTGATTTTGAGTCAAGCGCGTCTGCCATTCCGCCACTCGGGCATAAAATGTTCAAATTAACCATTCTGCATGCCCTTGCATTTTGGTGATAGGGGTAGAACATTTACCCTATTCTTTCCTCCTCAACGGGCGAGGTGTCCGGCGACATATATCCTTTAGGGCTGGGAGCGTACCAGCTCATTCGTCGCTTCGCTTTTGTCTGCTGTAACAGACGCACATGCGTTTACAGACGCATGATGGCAATAGGATTTGTAGTATGACCGAGTATTAAGTCTAATAGCCGTCTCAAAACTCCTATTGATTTAGGTGGTGCTGGTAGCCGGACTTGAACCGGCAAGCCTTACGGCGGCAGATTTTAAGTCTGCTGTGTTTGCCTATTTCACCATACCAGCATGTTAGCGGGGTTTAATCCTCGCTGTCAAGAGAGAATAGCGGCGCAGTGTGATCGCACCAATCTCGCTCTTTTCTGTAATCAGGAACGATCACTTCACCAAGCTCTTCATCGCTTACAATATCATTTACTGACTCAATTCGGAGCTCGATAATGTTTTCTTCGCCATGATACTCTGCAATGCGCTTTACAGCACTAATGAGGTCATTAGCAGAAACGATACCAGCATCTCGATAATTGCGCGATTCAGAAGTCTCAGCCACCATGACCTTGTACCTAAACAGCATGCTTTGTTACTTCCTTTCCTCATCTTTCATATATATTATATCAAAATTTTTTTCTCTAGTCAATTTTTTTACGAGATGATTAAACCATTCTTTCCTTGCCGCATCTCTTACAAGTTTGGAATTTAATACCCTGGTCGAGTAGAGGAGTGTCATCCTCCCAGTCATGCCCATGAACCATACCGCATACAAAGTGTTTAACTCTTTTTGTAAGCCACCCATTATAACGATTAGCAAGTTTCTCGTCTGAAATCCATTGAGTTTCATAACCTGTTGTATAGCCGGCAATGAATGAGCTAAGTACCACAACTACAAAAATCACTATTGCTATAATAGTACCCATTACTAAATCACCTCAATTATCTAGCTTTTCTCTTGCCTCCTAACGAGCTAGTGCTTCTTCCGCGCCGTCCCGGAGACCGTCCTGATAAGCTGTGTGAACTGCGTTCTCAAGAACCTTTGTCTCTCCTAAAGCAACGCAAAGGAAGCCAGCAATGAACCCTAGAATCAGCATCATCACATCACCCACACTAGCTCACCTCCACCTCTGTTTAAGTTTGAAATTCATTGTTCTATACTTTCGCTTTTTCAAATAATGCCATGTCAACGCAACAAGCCCACAAAATAGATTTTTCTGCGGATAGAAGAATGGCTGGCCTTGACAGTTCACTACAACCACCCACTCAGGCATTCGTGTTCACCTCGTCCGGTGGTTTTGGAAATGGCATCCAATGTGTGACATCACGCAAAACTTCGTTTTCACTTTCTGCCTCGTACCCTGTATCACTTGCCGTTGCCTTGTAGACATAACCGATTATCATCTCAAACCACTTCGCGCTATATGCAATGCATTCACCATCTGGCAGCCTGTCATTTACGTTTACCCAGCCACCCGCGGTTGGTGCTTCCTCAATCATTGCGATCGCGTCATCCCATTGACATGCCCCGCATCGTTGCGACTTTACTTCTGGACAGTCTGCACAGCGTTTATCTTCAATTGTTCTGACAAGGGCGTCTGCATCAATATGCCTCATTCTGTTTCCACTTTCTTCCCGCAATACGGGCAATAACTATAACTTGGATTGTCAACAAGAGAATAATATTCGCCAAGACATTTATGGAATGGTTTACAAGTTCCATATATGCCTGTTAATGCTGCTGGTGCTGCCTTAAGTACAGAAACAATGTAACTTGAAGTATAGTAATTAGGAGGCTAGCTATCGAAATGAGAAATCACAGCATCGACATCAATTAACCGCATCAAATTGCACCTCATTTTTAATCTCTGCAAGCAAGATTTCATATTCTCCCGGCAAAAACGCACACCGAAGACCTACGTCAAAATTCGAGGATAGGTTCATCGTTCTATCATTCATTGCTCTTCGTATTGCCATCTTTGCAGCATACATAAAACCATCAGTACGCTTAAACTTCTTCAACCTCTCAGCAATTACGTCTGCATCCGTCCCATCATCGTAGATAAAGCTGCACCAATCAAAAAGTTCCGCAAGATAAGGTTCGAGTTCCTCGTCTGATTTTTGTGCAACAACTTCCGCGTAAACGCTCCAATCGTGGTTGTCCCACTTAGTTTGACTCATAGTATTGCCAAATATACCTTGGTAGTTGGTTCGCAAATAGACAGATACGCATGGATCGTCAAGCGTGTCTTTAATGAACTCCTTAGCCCGATAGTACCTGTCGCGCTCTTCATCTTCGAGATCTTCTTCATCAAGATCTGAATAAGGAATATGAGCTTCATTTGCTCCATAATAGAATCTGTTCCTAAAATGGCTTATCGGATCCACATCTTTGCCCTCATTCTTTCTTATCTTGTCTCGGTGTAGATAGCCATCCGCCAAGCAGATACATCCCACTTCACCGGCCTTCCACAAACGTAACAATAATTCGCCTTGTTACACAATTCTGCGCCGCAATTTCCACAATCATAAGTTTCAGATGGAAACCAGCCGCCGTGTTCGTTAGTTTCGATGTACCTATTCACCTTCACAGGTGCAATCGGCTCATGCTCTCTCAGCAGGGCCAGCGCTTCTCTAACGGCATCCCACGCATTGTCGCTGTACGGACAAGTCCAGAATCCTCTGCACGAAGCAGTGAGGCATTCTTCCAGTTCCTTAATAACCTTCTCCCGGTCAGACATTCCAATCTACCTTCCTTCCGCAATACGGACAGAATTGATACATGGTGCTGGCAATGGGCATTCCACAGTTGCCGCACTCGTAGAACGGGTCATCCGCGCTGATTGGTTTCTTCGGTTCCACAGGCTCCTGCTCTTTCAGCAGGGCGAGAGCGTCCTGCATGACCACACAGGAGCAATCCTTTTCATCCCTATATTGGCATCTGCGGCAATCCTCTAACTCTATGGTGTCAGGTGATTTGGTACAGCACTCTAGCCCTTTAATAACCTTCTTCCTGTCAAGCATCTTCGCTCGCATCCTCTGCATCAAGTTCCATTCTATCTCCAAAGAAAAATCGCTGTACTCCATCCGTCCAAACCCAGTGCTCAAAATCCTGTCCATACCAGCTATCCTCTGTCTTTTCTTTTGGTACAGCAATGATGCATGGCACACGTCTTGTTACCATATCATTCTTACACCATCTGCTATTCACGTGTCCTTCACACGGTTCAAGCACAAACGTATCAAACGGAAAGGCAATGTCTTTGTGACCGACGATAAATCGATCGTATACTTTTCCTGCATTATATTCATATGGCGCATCATTCCAATCGTCGCCATACCATTCTTGCAAGTCATCAGCGCCCAAATAAAAGCGCACTATATTGCCCTTTTTGGAAAAATCAATGATTTTCATGGTTCTGTCTCCCATTTGATTCTTTTAGCGTCAAGCTAGTGGTTCTGGGAATGGCATCCAATGGGTCACACGGTCAGGCACCCATATGACACCGAACTTATCATTCCAACGTTTGCGCCACCCATCATATGTTCCGATCGTTACATGCTTCGTCCCGTCACCTGCGAGAACGCATATGATGTAATCTTGCGCATCTTCTGGTACTCTATCTTCCACGTTGATCCATTGCGGCGCTTTCATGCCGACAGCCGCCCATTCTGTGATACTCTTGCCATCGTATACAGGCTCGTTGATAGCCGCCTCAACGCCTTTTTTAATGATGTTTTCAAAATCAAATTCAGCCATTTTTAACTCACCTCATACGGCTTTGGCATTGGCATCCACGCTATTATTGTTTTTCGTACAGGCCCAAAGGTGTGCTCATCACCTAAGTGCCAATGTCCTTTACCATTACCATCATCAAAATAGAATGTTGGTTCAACGTAACGCTCACCAGGCTTGTCATCGTATACATACATTGCCAGCACCTCAACATTTGTTGCAGGCAGTTTTTCTTTAACGCTAATCCAGTCACTTGCTGTTGGTATTGCATTAATTAATTCTTTTACATCTGCAATTGTTATTACAGGCTGAAGGCCAAGACCGGTCAAAACTGATATGCTATTGATACTACGTATTAGCTTATCTGCATCAATCAGCCGCATCTCCGTCTACCTCCACATCTGTGTATCACTTGTAATTATCAGGGCCGCGAGGAATCTCAGCCCAGAATAGTGGGTCACCAACCATCATATTGTAAGACATTGTACTCCACCAATTGCCGCTTATTAATACACCCATGTCTGGGACAAGAACATCTTTTATTTTTAGTAAGACAAGGACTTCCATGCTGTCATCAGGCAAGCGCTCCTCAACGCTAATCCAAAAATCTGGTTTCACGGTGGGAGTAGAATCTATGTCATCCATAATACGATGCCACATATTAAATGCTTCAACTTCTTCTGGCGAATCTGTCCAGTTTTCCGGACATTCACCAATGATTTCTTTTAGCGTGTCCGCATCAATTAGTCGCATCTCTACTCATCTCCTTCGGAGGCTCAAGCAGTAGTGGCATCCAAAATTCAGGGTATTCGAGCGTGTTTGAAACGCTCCACACGCCGCACGAAAGATGAACCCCAGCCTTCACATTCTTCCCATCCCAGATAAGGCACATTTGTCCAATCTTCGGCGTCCTGTCCTTTACGTTTATCCATTCTGCAACGGCGGGCGCATCCTCAACGAGGCACACCGGGTCGGACGGTCTGCCGACATACTCTTTTCTGTGTTTCATTTTCTCTAACAGCGCGTCAGCATCAATAAGTCTCATTTCTTCCACCTCTCTTCCCTCTCCTTCCTGGCCTTCCTGGCTTCTTTTTCATCTTTGCACATAGCGACAAACTCGTATACGCCGAAGCCGACCATTGCCAGAAAGAGCAGTAGGAAGATGCTGTAAAAAACAATCAGAATAATCATAAGCACGTCATTAATCATCGGCATTAATCTTTCGTACTAAAAGTCACGTTGTCCCCATATTGAATCTTATATACAGTTTCTTCAAGACTTCTCACGCGCTCAAAAAGCTACTGTAGGTTAACAATAAATAAGCCAAGACCAAAGAGTAGCGCACAAACACCAATTGCGGAAAAAATTACAAGAAATGTTTCCATATTTAGCCATCCCTCTCAGCAATTTTCTCTAGTGCCTTCATTAGATCTTCATCCTCGATGTAGAACAAATTATTATCCATAGGCACGCCGCCTAGTGTATTTACAACATTTACAAGCAGTTGCCCAAGCCGCCAATCTGGGACTTCGCGCCACACAGTCTCAATAAGTTTAAGCATCTTAGGAATGCGATTAATGTCCCTCATTATACTTCCTCTTTCTTTTCTCGTACCTTGACGAAACTAATCGTATCGCTCCGTACTAGTGAATATCCATCAGTAACTTGGAGCTCTTCTAGCATTTTTGGAGTAATAACATCAACAAATTGTACTTTATCCATTTCAAACGTTGCACGATTGCCATTGGTAAAATAAACTACAACTTCCTTCATAATATAACCTCCAATATTTTATAGTGCAAGATAACGGATTCGAACCGCTGACCCTTTGGATGTAAGCCAAATGCTCTACCAGCTGAGCTAATCTCGCACGCGCCGCAACTTTTTTAATTTTACATGTGGAGTTGCGGAACACACATGGCCGGTTTTGCGTTGATCGGACGCTTCTGCGGACCGGTCGCCCGCACTGGTCGGGATGGATGGACTTGAACCACCGGTCTTCGCCTTATCAGAGCGCTGCACTAAACCAACTGTGCTACATCCCGAAGCAGGAAGCGCTTATACACGCTCCCAGAAACTGTACCTACACTAGTAGGTCAGATATTACGGCCACTCGCCAAGCGGCATACCAAGATTAGCACGTTCAACGTTGGTGTTGAAGAACACGCCCTCAGTCGCAGGCCCAGTTAGTAGTTCATCAGCAATTGTCTCATAAAGTGTGCTAATAACACCATGGCAATCATTTAGATTATCCGCTGCAAACTGTACTACACAATTATTGAATACAACATATGTCGTTCCAATCCACTGATAACCTTCCTCGGCAGGGCAAACAGAATAGGCATACGCTGGGTTGCCCTTAAACGCTGTGTCAAAAAGTTCGACCTTGCTTGTAAAAACACGATTAGATGGAGTGCCATCTACCACAACCTTAAGCTTTACATGCCCGAAACCAATCTCATCAGGTAGAAGCTGTAGAAGTGCTGCAACCTTGTCGCCATTGTTACAGGCGAGCGTAATAGAAGGTTCTGTGCCGCCAAAGTTGCAGTTGCATGCAATCTGGGGATCACCATCAAATAGAGCTTCAAACTTACGAATAGTAATAGTCCAAGGGGGTAGAATCTTTAGTCTAGGTTCAGCCATTTATTTTCCTCCAGAGAAATAAACACAAAATGCGTTTTTTAACTGTTGCGCACAGATTAACGCTAACTGCTATGAAGCCTCAAGTATTGCTCCGCAACGTAACAATACCGTCATAAGCACACATTGCTGCTATATTTTATGTCTTTTTGGTCATAGCAGAAACCTCACCCAAACCAGTGTCCGCGCCACGTCGCCTACGGTTTTAGCCATTAAACTACTTGCTTAAGTAGACAGGGTGACAATCCTGTATCTCCATTTAGGCGGCGGATGCCAGTTCCGCCCTCAGACCGACTTAAGCAACGAACGAGTCGAACGTTCATCAGGCCGCCAATTAAAATTGGCTGGTTATAACGAGTCAATTCCCGTTTTACTTGGGTTGAAGTGGATCCAGAGGGATTTGAACCCTCAACCTCCTGCTTGCAAAGCAGGCCATCTACCATTGATATATGAACCCATTATAAAGAGCTGGATGTCGGACTTGAACCGAGAACCCTTTGATTACAAATCAAATGCTCTACCAATTGAGCTAATCCAGCAAATTACCACCTGGTAAGATCGGTTTCTTCAATGATACTGCGGCCGACCCGCTCAATGGTGGTTTGATAGTCTTCTTCTGGCCGGGCGAATAATGTAAATTCTTCTCTCACGATTTCCGCAATCTGAGAATGATTCATTCGCAGATTTTCATCTAAGCGTTCTGCTTCAGCACGCTTAATGTATGCAACAGTATCAGAAACTGCCTGTTCGAGAGTCTTGTCGTTTCTCATTTTCATTATTCTCCCACGATATTTTATTTTCTCTTTGTGTAAGAGCGCGATAACGGGCTCGAACCGTCAACGCAACCTTGGAAGGGTCGAATGTTACCATTACACTAATCGCGCATATAGTCTTTTAAGGTAAAGGCTTTCATCATAACCCCACATCTGCATTAATATTTATTTACTGCCAAGCTACATTTGGTCATCAAAGCACGAACGGGGGATAGAGGAGTTGAACCTCTCTAGCGCGGTTAACAGCCGCGTGCTAATCCGATTAGCGAATCCCCCAAATTTTTCTTACAAATATATTATAGTATATTTTGTAAGAAAAGTCAATATTGTGGCCCCTCTGGGATTCGAACCCAGACTACCTCCTTCAGAGGGATATAACGGTTTTCTTCACACGCATTGCTTTTGCATTGTGGTCCGGACTTTATCTTCATCTGTTCTAGATGCGCCGTGTAAAGTCTCTACACACGGATTTCTCCTTGCTCGGGGTTGGCAGTTAAGCTTTCTCCGAATTAGCGGCGTTTTCATTCATATGTCCCCATATGAAGCTCCAAATTAAGACTAGAGACCGGTGTTCTACCGTTGAACTAAGGGGCTACAATTGCACTTTACTTCGCTTCTTTATATACCGTTTTCCGCTAAGCCACATATCACTACTGAGCCGCCCGCTTGTTAAACCAAGCATACTCGTTCGCTTTCGCGGCGGATTTCGTGCCGGTGGTAGTTGAAGTGCTAAATCCGTGTTAACGGTCGTAGATTTTTGGGATTGCGCCCAGAAGCCAGGGCTTTAAAGGTGGCTCTGTAACACCTGTTAATTTTAGGCAGGATAAGCTGTGTCCAAAGTTATCCCAAGCCCATAATAAATTATATCATAATTTTTTTAATCTGTCAAATCATCGCTTTCCCGCGCCAGTTCTCGGCAATACTCGTCCCAAGTCTGTTCTTCTTCTTCATAATCAGCATCATATGCGTCATATGAATCATTCGTTACGAAATCATCCGGCATAGGAATCAGCTCCTTCTCTCAACCTTGCATATATATTATAGCAAAATTTTTATTAGAGGTCAAATTTTTAGATCAGATATTATATCCATGAAGCACTTTAGGTTCTTTTTCTCGAATATATTCCCCATTTTTCCATTCATAATATGCTCGAGCAGGACAAAATGGATACATGCCATATTCGGTTTCAATAATCATAGCCGCTGGATGCGCACCTTGTTCGTTTATGTCATATGAATTATTTCTAACACATTGTTCTGCATCTTTGAAATATTTATAATATCCTACGGTGTCATAATTAGGAAGTCTTGTGCCTGATGGAATTTGAAAAAATACAATAATTCGATAAAAATGATCCATTTAGAAATGCTCCTAGATTATAATATTGGCGGGGAACATCCCCGCCAAAGATTTCACCCAGCACGCTGGGTAGATGGTCGGAACTCTGGGACTTGAACCCAGGACTTGCGGTTTATAAGACCGCCACTCTAACCAACTGAGTTAAGTTCCGAAGTTTGGGTTATTGTTCCACTATCAACTACTTATATGGTCCTCTTACCAAAGCCCAAAATACTGACTACACTATGTGACGGGGTCGGTGGTCATAGTCCGCGATTCTGCGACTTCCCGCGCAGTGAGAGCATCCAACACTTCTCTCGTCTCCCGTTTTTCGTCAGCATATAGAAGGTTTTCCTCCGTGGAGAGGGATACCTACAACCCAAATGCATTGTAAGCTTTTTTATTGTACTCGCCCCAGAATTTCACTGAGGTCGCCGGCAGTAGTAGCTTTAACTACATCGGCAATGTGAGGATTCTTTATTTAGCTTACGGGCAAGGAGTGAAGAACACATTAAGCAATCTCTCCTATAAGCGGTGGCCTAATAATTTTATATCCCGGCCGGCGTCACAGCTCCGGTTTTCACCATGTTCCCAAAGATAAACTTTGGGTAAGGTTACAGTATAAATTTAATGTCCTCACTGCCTTGGACAAGTCGGGGAGACAAGATTTGAACTTGCGACCTGTCGATCCCAAATCGACCATTCTAGCCAAACTGAACTACTCCCCGTTGTTGTTCCATATAGCCTTATGAACGGAATTACCTTTGTTCCACATTACGTGGCGACCGTCATAAAACATCAGGTCTGGTCTTTGCTTATCCCCACTTCCCATTTCCGAAGTGTAGCGCACACTCTTCTACTGACTTCGAGTGAGAAACCGCAGCTTAGTTTTATATCCTTACTGTCTTGGATAATGGTGCCCCTGGCGGGATTTGAACCCGCGGCACACGGATTAAAAGTCCGTTGCGCTACCAACTGCGCCACAGGAGCCCATCCCTCACTGTCTATAAGTATTATATCAAAATTTTTTTCTAAAGTCAATTACTCATTCTCACGAAGAAAACCATGTAGTTCATCAGGAACAATTGAACTCTCAAGCTCATAAAAGAATAGTTCATAAACGTTCTCCGCGCCATAATACTGATAAATTTCATCCACAGTAGCTCCAATTGAAGTCTTAATTGCCGCAATACCATGTTCAGTGATGGCGTCTTTTGCATCTTCATCCCAATAACTAATCTTAAATCTGATCACTTTCAATTAGCTCCTTTACATCATTCCACTTAATTTTAACAATCACACGCTTACCACAACGGTCACGAAGCTCAATCATTGGTCGGCAAACAACGCCTTCCATTCCGCATTCCTTCTGCGCGACAATGGAAGTAGGATGCGTTGCGACATATCGAAGAGCATCGAACAGAGTTCCACGCCCAACAATCGGCACAACAGAAATAGAGAACGCTTCTGCGATCTTTACAACACTATCACGAGGCTGATAGTTTCCGCCAATCATCACATCGAACAGGATAAAACCAACACCATCAGGAATATAACAAGAGCCAACCTTCTGGATTCTATTACCATATCCTTCGCCAAAGAGAATAACATCTTTTTCTCCAAAAAGCTGCTCAAACATCTCTTCAGCCGCGGGCGTCTTGAAAATTTGCGTTAGCTTTTCCATAAGAAAGACTGGCATCTGTGCATTATCGGTGCGGCCACCAAATTCAACATGATAGCCGTCCCAATGTACACGAACGTTCGTACCATCGACCTTCTCAGTCCATTCCCAATCCATGTGAGAAAGATATTCAACAGTCTCATCACGAAACACGCCGTAACGAAGCTGATGCTTACCTTCGGTATCGCGCTCAAACATCGTCTCAATTTTATGGTACTTCTCCATAGTATGGCTCCTTTCTTTTCAACGGGGAGGGTGGGATTCGAACCCACGCCGCCGTGAGGCGCTGGCGACTTAGTAGGTCGCTCCCTTCGGCCACTTGGGTACCTCCCCACTGTCTATATTTATTATAGCTGATTTTCCCATTTTGGTCAAATAAAATCGCTCGTAAGAATTACTCATGATTAAACATTTGACTAAGCTTCCATTTTATCGCTTGTGAAACCACAAGGTCATAAACATCCACGGTTAAACATTCAATAATTTTCTTTCTTACGAGCAATTTTGCCGGGAACAATCGCGTATTGTCTCCGAGCGGCCGCAATTTTTACATCGCTGCGGCAAGCCATAGTACGCATGTTACATCTGCGTAAGACGAGCAAATAACGGATGTCTCAACGGCCCTCGATATAGCTGGATGCCCGCTATTATACTTTAACGGGTATAATAATCCGACTACAGGTTCCTTGCTACTCCGGAATAGCTTAACAAGAAGGGGTTTCTCGGTATTTGTAACGTCAATCTTCCTATCCACCTGTAATTCATGAATAAGAAACAACTCACGGTAAGATTTTTTTAGCTTGAACTGAACAAAACCTTACGAAAATTCGCTTCTTTAGAAGCATTGCAATCCATGTTCAAGCACAGATTACTTTCGGTATGAAGAGACTTAAACTCTCGTCACCATTATATAATGTGGTCTTTGCTCCAAACGACATACCGATGAAGGGGCTTTCGCCCCGTTTTTTACAGTAGAGAAAGTAGATTTGGTACATCAAACATATCAAATAGTGTAGGAATACCATCGGCAGAGCTGATAGAAGTGTGATATGTGCCATACTTCTTGCAGAACTCGGTTAGGGCGTCCCGATACTTCTGCTGCGCCGCTACCATAGCCTTGCGCAGAGCTTCAATTTCATCTGCCTTAGCCTTGCGGTCAGCCGCTTCCTTTGCCTTGGCCGCCTTCGCTTCAGCGGCCTTACGTTCGGCCAGAATCTTCTCACGATTTTCGGCTTCCTTGGCTTCAACTTCAGCCTTAGTTGCCTCTTCTACTGAATCATAGAAACGCTGTGTCTTGTCAGAATAAATACGAATCATAATAAGTTCCTCTCCTTATTTCTTGCGGTTCCTTTCCCGCATTTTTAGTGGATGGGAGAATCTCATCTCCCATTCACTAAAAGTATTATAACATAAATATTTGAAAAAGTCAATTTTTTTATGGAATCTCTTTCCACCCTGCCGGATAGGCTGTGGGAGACCATACATTATTGTCAATTAAAGATTCATAAACCTTTCCTTCAAACATAACTTTATCGCCAGTTTTGTATGCGTTATTTGCGCTTGGTTGCTCCCACTCTGGGATTGCATTCTCGTCTGGGATCAATACTTTTGCCCATAAACTGGCCGCCGCGATTGGATTCCAATCTTCCTGTGGAGTATGATCTTGTAGGCATTTGTACAAAATGCCTTCATATCTTACTCGTTCACCTGCTTTGTAGCCGTCAGCCTTAGTGGCAGTCCAATTTGGAAATAAATTTGTTGCTTCAAGTGCATCAGCATCATCAAGAGAAATTGCTGCTTTTTCTATAAAGGGGCGTAATTTACGTGCTAATTCAATTAATGTCATAGATTACTCCACCCCCAAAAGTATTTTAGTGGCAGCGAGTTCTTCCTCTAGACGTTGAGATTGCTATGCAAGCAATTGAATATATTCATCTTTTGTGTATTTAACATAATTATATTCATAACCGTTTACTTCATGCCCGTCTATCTCTGCATGGTATTGATGGATATTACTTGCAACATATACGTTATAATCTGTAATCTCTATTTCAGCTGGAGATGATTCGCTATGCACAATGCCATAATTAACCATTATTATCAACCTCCTGCTAATGCTTGCCATTTAGTATAATTTGCTTGATAAATAGAATCTTTGTGAGGAATGAACATTAACTTTGCACCACTTGAATTACCAGATTCATTAATACCCATATCGCATCCATAGTAGAACATACCAGCATTTTCTGCGCTGCCCCAACTACCGCCAGCCAAGCAAGAATTTACGCCATTTAGACTTGGTGAAGTCCATAGATTGTCACCAAAAGGTAACGCACTGTTGGCAAGGTTGCTAGAGCACTCAATCGGCATATAAACCCAGTCATAATCTGCTCCGCAATCTGCTAGCGCATAAATCCATGTATGTGCGGCTGGAAGGACAAATGGAAGCTGATCAAAATCTTCAGAATCTTCACTAAAATTATAGTTAAAATTCTTACATACATATGGATGGCCGCCATTAGATGCGCCATGACCGGAAATAAATGTTCCTCCAACATAACGCCAAATGTTACCCCATGGATTTTCTACTCCACGATAGCTAATCGCGCGCTTACCATCAACAGTGTAATCTTGTACATTACCACCCGCCTCATTTGTTGTTACTTCTGCTGCACCAGTTGCATTTCCAAGGATATTGGTAGAGCCAGTTAAGGATGTACAGTTTTTCCCGCTTACGCTTGTGATGTCAACAATGCCGCGCTCTAATGAGAATTGTCCGTTAGGTGAGCCAAATTCTGTCATCATAAGCATCTATTGTGCACTTTCTGCCGCAAGATTGGTGATGTGCCATCCAGCGCCACGATTGCGCGCGAGCTGTTCTGCGTTTGTCATGGTTAACCCGCTACCATAAACGCCTGTAATTGGTTTTGCGCCGGCAATAGAAGAAAGTTTATCGTTGGCATAATCAATAGTAAGCGCAGATGTTGTTGCATAAGCGGAGTCAGAAGCATCATATACACAGCCATCATATGCGGCAAGTAGCACATATTCTACTTCTTCTCCATCTTCATTTATAAATAGCGGATGGATTTTGAAATTTGGCCCTTGCTTTGTGGGTGTTAAGATTAATGCTTCCTTACGAATAGCTGTACCATTTGTAGAAGATGTAGACTTAATAATAACGCGAGAATAGTAGAATTTAGGTTGATATACCATAACCTAACCATTACTGCCATCTTCAGCGTAATTTGCGTCACCATAAAAGGCAGTAATTTGTCCGTTATCATCTACATTGCAACGCTTTCTGCCTCCAAACATTGGTAGCGCATCAAAGACTTCAGTTAATGAACCATCGGTTAGCGCATCCTGTGAACGAAGGGTAACTTTATTTTCATAGTCATTCTCTACGCCTACACTACCTTTCAAGTGATAAGAACCAGACTTTACTAAAGCCTCTATCAATTCTTCTTCTGTGGAGGATGCCGCAATTGGCTGTCCATCTGGGCCTACAATAATCAAATGGCCTTCATTATCCATACCAAGATTAATAGAACCAGTACCGCCTTCAATAACAAGATTATTGATACGCTGATTAATTGTGTTAGAAAGGTTAGTAATTGCAACATTAATTTCAGAAGATATTGCGTCTGTTACTGCCTTTTGCGTCATTGGTGCATCGGTATTCTGGCCTGTTTGTTTGTATAATTTTGTAGAAAAAAGTCCATCTTCTTCTCCATCTGGATAGACAATAAAATAATCTGTGCCGGTCGCGGATGTGCCATAATTGTGCGTTAATTCGTAGAAATAAATTTTCTTTATCTCTTCTTGAACCGCGGCTATGTCTATCTGTGGAGATTCCATAGAATCAATTGCGTTTTGCAAATCCTGCAATGCAGTCTGTACTTGTGTTACAGTTTGCTGCGCAAGTTCATTATTTGCTTGTGTTTCTTCAGTTATAGTTGTTATATTAGTTACTGCTGTTTGCGCGTTTGTTGCCGCAGCAGTAGCGTCCTTCGCTGCTTTGGCTGCCTTTGCAGCATATGTATCTATCTGGCCGGTTGAAGACAATGCGCGTCCTAATATAACATCAATTATATCAATCGCCATTATCCTTCACCACCGTTATCGCCCTCATCAGGAGTTGTTTCTTCTTCTTGGGAATTAAAGGCTGTAAGAATGTCTACCCATTGTTTATCACTACCAGCCATATAGACTTCAAGACCGACTTCACCCTTTAAAACCAAACAAATTGTACCTAAAGTAATGTATTGCGGATCAATATTAGCCATATCCGCCCGTGTGTCGCAAATGTGCTCGTATGTGACCACATTATCTAGTTGGCCGCGACGACTCATTATATTCATATCAATCACTTCCTTTTAGGTAATTAAAAAGGAGGGTTGCCCCTCCTATTATTGTTCTGCGGCGTTTGTTGTTAAGTTTAGATAAACCTCTACACGTTCGCCGCCATTAAATGCTTCTTGCATGGAAGTGATTTTACCAGCAAGATCGCCTAGTACATAAATAGTTTCACCAGCATCATTCTTAATTAGAATGTGGTTAATTCCCTGTGTCATTAGGGAGGTTAATGTTGCAATAGTGCTGCCATCTGGAATAATTTGCATATAAGCAGTACTGGAGATGTTGTTTGCGCCATCGAGTGTTGTCGTACGATTGTAAGAATTTAGAGTAAATGGCTTAGAAGAAAGTCCATTAAAAATTATTTGAGCCATAAAAAACACCTCTTTTATTTAGATAGTTGGATATACTATCTATTCTATATTTATGTGAGATTTATTCAATAAGAATCATTTAAATTATTTTATTTTTATCCAAATGCGTCCATCAACATTAATATTGTTGCTGCCCCATGTTTCATATGATGGGATTTCGCTTACTATTCCAACAATACAATCTGGATAGTCACGAATTTCTTCTCGTGTCATGATGTCTATTGTACCATTTGGTGCTGTGCAAACTGCTTGACCTGCGTGATATTCATTTCTATCACGATATGGATAGGCTAGAACTCGTCCAGCAACTGCAACTGGAGTCTTTGCATCATCAGTTTCGCCCATGATGTGACCCCAAGTGTCGGATACTACTTGTGCGCCAGGGAGTAAGCGTGCATTTGCGATGGATAGTGAGCCATCATCGTTATCGATTACTGTTTGGCCATATTTTACGTCTGGGTTGGTTTTACGGTATTCTGCGTAGTCATTCCAGACTGCGTTTTTAACTTGTATAGCCTCTAAAACGCCGTCTGTCGTGAGCTTCATTTGCTTATATCCACTGTTGGTATTAGTTGAATAGTTAGATGTTGGGCATGCTGTCCAACATAATGTATCATTTGTGTATAATCCTTCTTCCCATGAATATGTTGTTCCGACCATACTAATACACGCATTATAGTGATCAGCAGTAGTTTTACTCTACATTTTTAAAAGGGCTGCATCACGACCTTGTATCCAATTTGTATTAATACCATCACGAATAAAATTATAAGCATTTAATGTGGCTGTTCCGCCTAAACCGCTGTTATATGCACCCAAATTAGCGCCAAAATAGAAAATTCCATCATGAGCAGCAAAACCATCCCAATTATTATTAGAACGTTTAAACATATATCCTTCGCCAAAAGTATCAGCGAGATCCTTTGTGAAAATGCCATTAACATTCACAAGATCGCTGTTGTTCATATTGAGTCCATGTGATCCATCTGGCCCGGTATATAAATTTGTTCCAACGGTTAATTTTCCACTCGTAGAAATATCCCCAGTAAACGCACCGCCAGTTTTTGGGACAAATGCACTACCTTGTACTAATTGCCCAGAACCATTAACATAAACGCTAGTTGTACTACCGCCAATCGAACTTTCTGCTGGCGCGATATAAGGGAATTTATACCATCCTCCATATGTGCCATGCGTGCTGCCTTCATAACGTACCCATGTTTTTTGCGGATTACTACCACGGTAAATTTGCATACCAAATTGGCTTGTTGTATTGTTGTATCCACCAATTGTGTATACTGTGCCTCCGCAACTAATATTAGTTCCATTTGGTGTGTTTGACATTGTTTTTGCGGCAGTACTATTAATTATTCGTGTAATACCTATGCCTAGTGTATTAAGATCGGTTCCATTGTCTAATGCGGGAATTTTAGATGTGTCGCCACCATAGCTGAATATCATATCAGTAATCGGAGATAATTCTTTTGTATTTAAAATTTGATATGTTTTATTACTGGTTAAACCAGTGGTAACGACAGGTAATTGATATGTCTCATAGGTTGGACTTGGATCGTTGCCTGTTGTTTGAGCGTGACTAAGTGAATTAGCTACTGGACTATAAACCCTAAAGAAAAATCGTGGCGCATAATATGTTGTTCCTGCTTTATTTGACGCCCTAATTTGACAATATACTTGTCCCCATTTTTCATCAGAGCCAAAACTATATGAAGTTGAACTTGAGTTTTCAAGCGAACCAAAAGAAATATATGGCCATGGATTTTTGCCAGTGCTAATATTAACAAGATTGTCCTCGTCTGTCGCTTTAAATTTACCCTTATCGCCATGAAACGTAGTCGCATACATATTAGCCCATTTATTCGCACTGCTACCTATTGAACCGACATTATTTGCCTATGTGCTATTAACTGATGGAACAATTGTATGATCACTATTTATATACATACCGTTCTAGTTACCAATTGTTTGAGCATTAGATTCAATGCAAATATAAGTGTCTGCTAATAAATGCGCGCTTTCCTCGCCGCTGTTTTTCATGCGAGCTGAATAAAAACTCTATGCACTTTCTCCGCCACCCATTATTAAAGCTCCACCAGGATTAATAATAAAATTAAAGCCAGTTGAACCGGTAGCTTTATGATCTTGATATGCGCCAAACACAAATCTTTCATAAGTTTTTCCTGTTGTAGTGTCGTTAACCTAGAATTTAATTCTAGCCGGGATGTCATCGGATGTTGTGGTATCACTAGAAATCAAAAGTTCTCCTTTAATATCAGCATGGTTTGCAAACAAATCTCCCCATCTCATGGAAGATGTGCCAAGAGTTAATGCATCTGTTGCTGTTGGATAAAAAGATGTCGTTGTCATTCTCGCGCCATATGCAGTATTTATTGCGCCAGAGCCTGGCCTAAGCCAAATATCGCCAGTCCCATAAATTCCACTTCCACCACCCGGCGCAGTACCAATGTGCATTTTTACAGTACCATTCTCATCTACATAATTAATGCCATAATCAACATCAGATCCGCTTGTGCCAACACTTACGTTTAATAAATCTGTATTAAAGTTTTTATTCAAAATACTATTTACATAGAGCGTGTCAGTAATTCTAGCACTGCCCTAAATTAGTGTACACTTAAGCTACGCCATACTTTTCTCCTCCTTTAACGCTCTATGATTTGATTTCCAATCCACATGTTATTTTTTGTAGTTTTTGCAGAAGCATTGTTGAAATCTACGTTATCTATGCGCACGTATAAATCAATAGTGCCAGTGGAAATACAGTCATTTGTACCACTAGAAAAACCAGGAATACCGCCATTTGCCCAATCCGTTATAAAACAACCATAGTCGCCATACCAGTGTCCATCTGTCCCATCGTTAGTTGTTAAATAAGTTTTAGAATTATTTAATTTATAAATTCCGCCCCAATAACTATTAACTCCATCATCCGCGCGAATACGTGTAATTTTACTCGCTGTTGTTTCTGCAAAAGTGGCAGTTAATGGATTTGCTGTCTGTATCCATCGTGATACTCTTACTGTATCCAGATATGTTTTAGTAAATTTAGTCATTAATTCCCATTTATCTATATAATTACAAACTTCTACATTAAACCAACGATCTGCATCAATATAACATGATGTATCAAATGTATCACCTTGAGTAAAAGCTGCGCCATGTGGATTGCAATGGTGAAAAATATGAACCCAACAGCTACCGTCATCTTCTATATATAAATCAGGATCATATTTTAAAAAGGACATTCCATTATATTCTGAGAATGTATTACAATTTAGATTTCCTCGTCTATCAATGTCATTTTTCGCGCCTTCAAATAAATTAAATGGATGAATGTTATTATTTTTGTCTATTCTCATACTAGTATTATATAACATTTTTATATCTGAGTCAAGTAAACAAGTGCTGTAGATGCGCACATCATCTATAGAATAGTCACTTTGAATACCAAGCGCACCGTGTGAGGCGCTAGTATCATTCCATGCATTACCAATGTAGTGTGACGTAGCGGACGTTGCTGCATAGGTAGTATTTATTTTATCATCATTTTTTGTTGCTTTGAGTTCCCCATTTACATACATCTTTGCAATATGCGCATCCAAGTCCCAACTAATTGTATACATGTTCCATTCATTTAAATTCGGAGTATAACCAAAAGTATTGCTACAACAATCCATTGTAAGCCCTGCGCCGCCAGTGGAGCCAATAATTAAAAAGTCAGCAGTAACTCCAGTCCAGTTATAATTGCTAGCAAAATACGCATAATGCCGCCATCCAGTATTCGTACTATGTCTATTTATCCACATACTAAATGTACCTTGTGGTATTTTAGAAAAATCGCAGGTATTTGTGTCTTCATTTGGTAGACAAATGTCTATTGTAGTCGCAGTATCATGCGGCAGATATATACCACTTTTACCTCTTGCATTTGTTCCTGCACTAATTATAGTGCCTGTAATGCTATTTGGAATTTTATATCCTGCGTCATTTGAGATGCCTCCATTGTACAGACTTGCAATTGAATCATTAACGTGCGGCCGCCACGCAGTTGCTCCATCGCCTTCTTCTAGTTTGACCATTCTGATATCAATAGTTAAACCTTCAACTGCTGTTTCTGGCATGCAGTAAAATACGTCCGAGTGATTTGCTTTACTAGTATCTAATGCGCAACTATAAGAATAAAATTTCCATTCAGTGGATATGTCTATTATATTAGTCGTGGTCATGTATTCCTGATAAAAACGAATTTGACATGGCGCGCTAGCACGGATAAAAGCTGATAATGTATATGTTACTCCATTTTTTAAAGCAGTATAATCTGCTGGTGGATGGTGTATACCACCTTGCTTTCCGCTGATTAAACACTTTGCTCGCATAAAACTATATCCATTCTCTTCACAGTAAATTGGTGCTTGCCAGCCGCCACTATTTACCCAAGCACTCCAATTGCTTGTAACATTTTTTAGATGCGGCAAACCATTAAGAATTAAATTTGGACGACCGCAATTGGCTGTTTCAAATGTATAATGCAATAATAAACCTTGTGACAGTTCATGCGCTTCAACCGCGGAAATACAATGGTCATATATACGATAATCATTAAGATATCCTGCCATATAGTTTGCTGTTGGTGTAGACCCTGCTGCATTCGCTTGAGAACCGCCGATTAAAGAGTAATTGCTATTTACTGCGCTTGGCGTGCCTTTATTTCCAGAAGCTGCAAGAATTCCATTAATATAAATATATTTCTTTTCTGAGTCGCGGCAACAAACAACATGATACCATTTATTAGCAGCGGCGGATGGCAATGTGGCATTTAATGTGCTGCCGTCATCAAATCTAATAACTGTATTGCTTGAAACATAAAATATTGTAAATCCTGTTGCATTCGCTGCGTTGCGTTGGCTATAAAATGTAACATTGGAAGTAATGCTATCTAGCTTCATCCAAAAGGCTATTGTAAACTCATCTGTTGCTTGTAGTAGTGGTGGCAACCGCAAGAAACCTGTAGATGACCCAGGGAATCTTGCGTTGCTACCAAAATTGCCAGATGAGGCAAAAGTGACACCGCCGCCATTGGTTGCCGTAGCGTCACTAATGCCCTAATTATTTAAATTACCACGAAGTGGTAACCATAGTTTTAGACTCATATAATTACCACCTCGTATTAATTAAAAATAAAGTCTATACTATCATCAGCAGTGTTGTATTGCATATATGCGTGCTCATTTACTGTTTGCGCTGTTGCGTCGTCATTAACAGGTATAGATGTAAAGCTATAGCGAGAAGTTGTACCAATAGCATCGTTAGCTAAAATACCAAATGCATCTTGTGCTACTTTTGTATTGACTTGTAGATGGCCTTTGGTATTGATTCGTGCACGCTCAGTACCGCCTTGCTAGAATACTATTGCTTTAGTATTTGAACCAGAATTTAAATATAATAATTCATATGCAGAAACTGTGTTAATATATGCTGTTTTGAAGTAATTAGTATTTCTACCCAAATCAACTACACTAGTCAATCCTGCAAATAGTGCGCCAGCTGTAAGTTGATTGCTGTCATTTATTGTGCCAGTAATTAATAGTGGACATGTGCCAGTGCCAGCGAAATCTCCTACACTAAAAGCAAGGCTGCCACCTTTCGGTGCAGTAATATAGTTCCAACCTGTACGTGAGAACCTCAAGTGTCTAACTGCGTTTGTGTCTGTAATTGTAATTGTATCTGCCTAGATGCCTTTGGTATAAAGATTTTGCCATTTGTAAGTCGCAGATCCTAAGTCTTGTGTTTCTGTTGCGAGAGGTAATACTGTTCTTAAATAAGTATTTGAATCATCTGAATAAAACACCCACTATGCTAATGTTGTATCATAAATACCACGATTAACACCGGCAGTTCCAAATCCAAATTCAATAGAACGAGTTCCACGTGTAGCTCTGAACTCTCTACCAAGATTACGATCTGTATCAGAATTTACTCTTATGAAGTCGGAATTTGTTATTATTTGTTTATTAATTCCTGTAGACGCTGGGCCTGCAAGTAGACGTAAATAAACGTGTTCGGCTGTCGTGCCGGCGTTGTTGTAAGTGCGGAAAAAATAACTGTTATTTCCATTTGTTTCTATTAATGCTTCTTCGCGATATAGACGTTTTGTTAAATCGCCAGTTAAACCAGACGAATCTATTAATGTGCGGCCGCCATACCACAGGTCGGAAGAGGGATTTGCCATGCCGCGTGTTACATTGCTAATTGTCCAGTTAATTGGTATATCTAATGAACTATGACCAGCAAAAGTAGCATTGTTATTTGTATCTATTGATATAATATTTTTCGCCGCACCAGTACCGTGCGCGTGAGTATATAAACCGCGATTGCCTGCTGGCGTAGAGTATAGATACAAATCGCCGCCTGTTGTTTTAACTCCAACGTCACGTTCCACATTTGCGCTGTCGGTCCCAGAAAAAATATTACCTGCATTTGCTGTTATACTACCAGCTTCTAGTGTCATGTTATTATAGAATGTAGTTGTGCCTGTCTTGTCAAAGTGCGCGATATGTCTTATATTATCGGTAGATAAGTTGGCCGCATTCGTACTATTGCTAGAATAAAATTCAATATGTGCGTCTGCGCTAATATATGCGTTCTCATCATTATAACTAACTACTTTCGGGAACGCAGAACTACTCTCACCAGCGGAGAACCATACACAACCAGTACCGCTACCAATTAAAACACATCCATTATTTAACGCGCCAGAGCTTGTTGCGGCTTCATCTGTGCCAATAACACGTATTGCACTAATTGTTGCAGTACCATCGCCAGTTGTGTTTTTATATTTTGCCTAAAAGACTGTATATGGTTCGCCAGCAGTCATTGTTGTGGATGTACGATCTACGATGACATAATTCTAAATTGCGTCAAATATACCAAGTTTAGCATACAATGATTTGGATATGCTTGCGCCACCCAACACACGTAATGCGCCAGTATCTGCTGCTGTTGCGTCTGTATCGTTGTTTAATTTGAGATACGACCCAGCATCAAATTCTGCGTAAGCTGATGTGCGTGTATTGTTTACAGGGAACGGCGCGTAAAGACGCAAGCCATGGTAAACGTTAGTGTTATTATTTGGTTCAAGCACTAAATATTCCATACGATTTGACTCAGAATAAATACGCTAATCCAATAGGCCAAGTGTTGCACCATTTTGGTCAGTAAAAAATATACCCTATTGTGTAGCACTTGATGGCGCGACTGATTTATCTGCATCCATTTCTTTAAATAATATTCTTGGAGTATTACTTATTACATTAACATTTCCACTAAGTTTTGTTGTTCCTGTCACGGATAAATTATAATCTGTATCCAATGCATTTTGTCCAATAGTTAAATATGTTTTCGCAGTAAAACCGGTTGATGTAACATTAGTGCCAGATGATTGATTTGCAACAAAATGCCATGACGCAGAATTAGCAAATCCGTTATCAAATCTAGTAAATATAATGCTACCTTGCTGACCGCTATCATTAAACTGTAGCTATGGGCCTGCATCTCCAAATACAGGTGTTCCGTTTTCGGTGACACCATTTATTAATAAACCATCCTAATAAAAGTTTTTACCTGTAATCTGACTATGATTTAAATATGTGACATATGATTGATTTTTAATAATTCTTCCGCTAGTGCCGCTCCATACAGCCAATGCATTGTCTGTTGAGCTATCGGAAGAGCTTGTAACTGCTCCATCAATATTGGTTTGAATGATATTCCAATGAGCATTATTCGCAGTTGTACCATCGGTATTACATATAATCATATCACCGACTTCACACTAAATACCAGCATACTTTCCCGCCGTGCCTATCTTGTAAGTCCATCCTTGATAATGTGTAGTTGGTAAATCAGAATCAGCATTTATTACTCCTTTATAGAGCATTGCATCATTTGTTTTAAAAGCATTCATAACAAAAGCTGTAGTAGCAATTTGAGTGTTATTAGTACCATCTTCCGCGGTGGGCGCTGTCGGAGTACCTGTGAAAGCTGGAGATGCAAGTCGTGCTATCGCTGTATCTATGTAAGCTGATTCAATTACAGAAGCGTTCCAAGTACCAGTAGTAATTGTACCAAGAACTGATAAATTACTGCTAGTACCATTATACGCGCCATTCCAATATGCCATAAAACTCATGTCTGGAATTTTAGTTCTATTTGCCGTTGTGCTCCATCCAGTGTCATCAGTCGTACTTAAGGTATATATACCGCGTAATGTAGTTTCTCCTGCAGCTCCATTACTTACTAATATCTAACCAGATGCAATGGATGATGGACGCGCCCATGCATAAGATTTATAATTTGCATCTGTTATTAATTGTTGCCAATCAACATTTGCAAGTGTAACATTTGCTGCCTATTTTCCACGAATAAACCAACCCTATGAGTTACTACCGCCAAGCTACATCATTACGTTTTCTGTTTGCAAGCTTAACATTGGATAATAATCGGCGGCTGGCGGTCTTGTGCCAGTTTGCCCGCTCACTTCAGAAGCTTTGCGTATTTCATAAATACCATTAATTTTTTTGCCATCATACTATGGATTATCATAATTTGGCGATGTGCCAATCTATGAACGTGTATATCCATGCATTAAAGTATTATCAGAATTATGCGTATGTGTTTCAGGCGTAAACGTATCTGGCACACCACTCAAATCACTCCAATTAACCTATGCCCATGCGCCAGTATCTTTTAAGAATTTTTTTGCGGTTGTAGTAACCGTTCCTAAAGCTGATTTAACTGTTGCAGCAGTAACATGCGTACCATGAGACGCTAATGCAAAATAAGAGTCAGCATGATAAGCGCTTGCTCCTAATTTAGTGCCAGCAGTAATCACACCATCACTATTAATATAAATTGGTGTGTCTACAGCGCCAGTAGCCATCTGTGGCAAAATAATTTTACCTGCCTCATCTATTTGAACTGCAATGTTATCATCAGATTTATGTGCAATTAGCTATAAATAATTCTCATTATTTCCAGTATAGCCTGTCCCTTTATATAATAATTTATAATGATTAGATGTAGTTGTTGCCGCGGCGGCAGCGCCATGTCCTGCTTCCCATAAAATGATATCCAAATTATTAGAAAGCATAGTAATCATAGGTTCAGTACTTGCAGCATCATAATAACGGCGAATATTGCCCGTCATTGCTCCGCCACTTAATGGTAAATAACCGCCAGTAACTGCAGGAGCTGCGCCAACCTACGCCGCTGTTGGCGTGCTCCATCCTCCTTTCTAATTAAGCCATTTTGTAGTGGAACCAGATGAAGTATTTAATCCACTTATACTAATGGTACGTTCCCCAGTATTTGTAATTGCTGTATTATCTGTATCTAATGTTATACCGGCGCCCGCTTTTAATGTAATGGATGTAACACCAGAAGATTTTACATATCCAGAATCATTAGTTAATTGGCTTACTTTAGTTGGTATATCACCTGTTAATGCAATAATACCAGTTTTATCTGGTAATGTTAAAGTCTAATTGTCACTAAATGCAGATGTAACTATATTCATATATTTTCCATTTTTATTACGTATGGTTAAGCCACCACTGGTAGAGCCACTGCCAACAGCTAAATATGAATCTGTTGTATTTTCATATAAATATAGTCTATCGCTGTTATTTAATTTTTGATTACCAGTAGTAGTGCTTACACTATAAGTTAAATAATAAATCTTATTTCCAGATGAGGGCAATGAAGTATTCGTTATGTTTACTTCGGCATCTAAATCCCCAACTAATACCCAATTTGTACCGTCGTATGTTAAATTATAAATATGATTAGCTTTTAATACTTTTTCCGCGATAGCTGCATTATTATAATAAATATTTTTCGCTGTTGTATTATTAATGCTTAATGTAGCAGATGCTGCATTGGTAGTCGGAATCTTTAAATTAATCATGACGCCTTCTACCAATTCAAAAGTACTGATCGCTGCAGTGTACGCGGCAGCAGTGCCGCCTGCAGCAGTGTATAATGTTGGCTCTACTAAATGAGTTCCTACATTATCTACTACTTTATTTACATAACCCATTTAGTTCACCCCACTTAAGTTGTTACAGCTACTACTCCTGTGCTTACAGATGTAGTACTATAAGTAATAGATTTCATATATAATATACCGTTTTCAACCACTCCAACAGCAGTAGCGGTACTTGGAGTCTCAGTGTTGGTTGTTCCATTAGCTGTATATGCTAATGTTAAATTAGTTAATGCATTTGCGCTACCTGCAGAAGTAAATTGAGTATCAGTACTAGTAATAATAATATTTGCGCTTGCATCTGTAGTAACTAAAGTCGCGCCAGCACCACTAATTTTATGCGTAGAACGAGCAGTGCTATTTTCAAATAAACGTAAATAAACATTATTATTAGATAATATGGTTGAAGTATTATTTGTACCATTTGCAGATGTAACATACAAATAAGAAGTATAATGCTGCGCATCTGCCCACTCTGGAGCAGTCCCAGTCGCGTTCATGGTTAATACTTTATTAGCATTAGCAGCCCCGCCAGCAGCTAAAACATTATAGGCGTTAGTGCTGCTACCATATAAAATACCGCCGGCAGATGGCGCTTCAATAGTGAAACCACTACTCTTTACTTTACCAGCAGCACCATCAGCAATCAATAATTCGCCAGATGTAAGCGAATTAGAGCCCATAAATAATGAACCATCAATATTGGTCTAAGCAACTGTCCAATGGCTGTCATTTGCAGAAGTGCCATCCGTAGTACAAATTAATAAGTCGCCAACCTCACATTTATACCCAGCATAATTGCCGGCTGCGGTAATTCTATATGTATCACCTGCTTGATGTGTTGATGGAATTGTTGCTGGATCACTTATTGTTCCCTTAAACTACATGGCATCATTCGCGGCTAATTTGCTATTGATTGCCGCCGCGACGAATGCAGTAGTAGCAATATTAGTAGAACTATCTGTTGCGTCTACTACTGTTGGAGCAGTAGGTGTGCCTGTAAAATCTGGTGAATCTAATCGTGCGATTGTACCAGGAACATCTGTATCAAGTAAACTTCTAAAAGTTCCAGTATTATCTAAAAATGTACCATCAGCGATGCTTCCTAAAGTCGCTCCTGTAGTAACTAATGAATTATTATCTGTAACAACTATTCTATTTGGAGAATTATTTATTTTACCTTCATTGGTTATATTACCTAAAGATAAATTCTTTAATTGATTCATATCAATTGTAATGTTACTTGTATCAATCTATGCACTATTAATAACCCAATTTGTAGTACCATCATATGTGAAACTAATAATTGAATTCGCATTCCATAATAATGAACCATTAGGATTTGTAATTGGTTTCGCCTCGGTACTACCAACTTTTAGCGTTACTCCAGTTGATATTGTATTTGCCGTGGTAAATAATATATGCACGGTAACTCCTGTAGCAAGCGAATTAAATCCATCTAATAACGCAACTTTTGCTGCTTCTGTAGCTATTGTATTACTTGCGCCAAACAATGTAGAGCCAATAGCATGTGTATTCGCACCTATATTTACCTATCCAATATAACTCCCTACTGCCATTCTTAATTCACCTCACTTATATCTGTGACCACATTTAATGTTCCCAGTTTAAGTATAGGCGCGGCTCCATTCTCAATAACTAAATTATTATTGGTTACCGTCGCGGTGGTCATTACTCCTGGGTCCCAACTATTTATTGTTTGAATCTATGTTTTTGTTGGTTTATATTTAAAGTTAGATAATTGTGTAAAGCCAGTATTAGGTTTATAACAATATATCACATTCTTATCTAAATCAACATACAATTTATGTTCCTATCCCATAGAAGGGAAAGAATATCTATTTGCTCCTGTAACTATCACGTCAGCTAAGATTTCACCATCAATTGTCCCCGCGTCAATAAAAGGCAATGCCAAAACATTCTGCATTCCGTCTCCGACCTTTAAACGAGAAAAAGGGTGAGCATCATCACTTGAAAAAATGATGAGCTCACCCAAAAGAGGCACAAAAGAAGTGCCAGAATCTTTAAGACCATCCCTGTGGTCTGTTCTAAGGACAGACTATCTCCAATGTAGCTCAGTATCATTTTTCAACTGAATGCGTGTATTTATGGTTTTCGCAGCCATATATAACACCTCCTTGGCATCATTTTCAGCCAAGATCTTGAATATTTACTGTACTTGAACCGCAGTTCAATACAATATATGAATTTGCGTTCTGCAAAATATCTTCTATATTTCCAGTCGCAGCGATACGAGCTAACTTTAATTTTTTCGACGTACTATCAATATCTACATCTTCAGTTTCATTTGGATTTGTTTCTTTAGGAATAATCGCTCCTTTAAGTACCTGTAATTTAAGCGCGGCCTCGTCGATAGTGATTCGGACTTCTTTATCCTTATTTGGAGCAAATTCAATGTCATTAAAATAAATACGTTCAATTTTATTTTCATGTTCTGCATGGTCTGGGATTGTGATAGCTACTATTTTAGAACTATCAGGCGAAATTGGTGTACCATTAACTGTTATGCCCTCAACAGTATTAACTTGTGCACCTTCAGCGATACCAGCCAATTTTGTTTGTTCTTCTTCGGTGTATGGTATTAATTCTATATTAATTGATTTTGGTAATGTTTTAACAGTTTTTATTGCTATTTCTTCTTCATTTAAAAAAATGTGTTCAATAGCATTTACCTGTGCATTATTTTCAATACCACGAAGTTTTTCCTCTTCTTCAGGTGTAAGTGAACTAAGTCGTATAGCAAGTGAATTAGGTTTACCATCAATGGTAATTGGAGTCGCTTCGGTGCCGTTTATATAAATATGCTCAATAAGATTGCGCTAAGCATTATCCTCAATGTCATCAAGTTTTTGTTTGTATTCGGTAGTGAAGTCGTTGGTAGAGAGTGACTTGCCTTCCACTTTATCAACTTTTGCGTTGAGTAAATCTGATAAACTAGCAATCTTACTAATGGCAATATTAGCGTCATCGGCAATATCAGCATTAGTAATTGAGCCCTTAATAGCATAAGAGCCTTCATCACCCAAAAGGCGCCAGTATCCTCCAGTCCAAACATACTCTTCTTTATTACTACCTAAGATTACATCGCCTGGCTCCGCTTTTGAAAAATTATAATCATTAATTCGCGGATTAACAGAAGAACCATTAATAATTTGAACAGTAGCCTCTCCTTTAAAGTGCATTGCTCCCGTAAGGCCGCTAGTTGCAGAATCTACATACTATTTTACTAAATAATTTGGAACTAAATTATAATTATTTTCAATAGATTCTGCTATTGGAATCGTTTTTATTTCATTCCCGTTACCAACTAAGACTTCATTTTCATTAAATGTTGCTTTACCAGTGCCACCTTGTTCAACGCTCACAATGCCCTTAATATTATTAAACGATGGTTGCGCGCGTGTTACTGAAACAATACCATTAGATTCCGATACGGACGTTACAAACTAATTTGGCTATTCTGTGTCATTATAATTTAATTGTCCTAAGAAAAATCTAATCTAATCTGCGTTTAAAGAAACTAAATTTGCGTATTCTTCTACATAATTTTCTCCAATCCAATTTAATAAACGCTATATATCGCTTAAATCAATATATGAACTGGTGTCAATTATCCAATCGTTGTCAGTAGAAGTTTCTTTATATCGTAAATAATATCTATTGATATTATCACCAGTGCCTTGTACAAGCGAATAGATGCGTGGACTAATATTTACGTCTACATCACCATTAATATAATTTTCAATATAGTTCTATAAACCTTGTATTTCTTGTGCGCTATAAGATGGCTTAGTAGATGATTTCGCCCATTCATAAACATCCGCCGCGACAGCCTATACCCATGGTAGTTCATAGAAATAATGACGACCATCACCAATTTTAATACCAATAGCTGGTGGAGTATTATCTGGCTAACTATTAGATAAATTTTCTATTATTCTAGTTGGCGTTGGAAATACAGCAATCGCTGCCTCCCCTTTTAGCAAAATAACCGAACTGCTCATCCAATTCTAATAAGTATCGTAGCGTAATAATATGCGTGCTTCGATCTGATGTTCCTCCGCCATTTACGCCACCTCCTTATTAAGCACTGCCGCCATATATAATAAACGTATCTCCTGTAGGAACATAAAGTTTTGTTGTTGGGACTCCATTAAAAGTAATAAATCCTTCTTCTGTCACTGCTAAAAAGCCATCTTGTGTAGATGATTTAACGCCACCTAAACGTGCGTTAGTTGCGACCGGTAATTCATATGCGCCACCAGTGCCATCTCCTGTTGAACCGACCATATCCCAATTACCATTAATGACCATATATTCTTCATAATGATCTCCACTAGTTGAAAGTATCATATAAAGTGTATTCTCATCAGCTGCGGCCGCATCTGGTAATGTAGATACAACTTCACGATGTAAATGGCCAGCCTAACGAATAGCATCATCTACATATTTTTTATTTGGTACATCAATGTCTTTAACTGGAGGATCCGTTACTTCTAATTTAGTAATTGCCTATCCAGCCGCGGCCTCCAGAGTAGCGATAGTATTCATAAAACTATCACTAAAAGTAATTGTGCCGTCTTCATCATTGGTTTTAAAATATGATGCATCTAATTTATTTAAATATGGGAGATGGCTCCAATCAGAAACGCCATCTCCCACTTTAATTAAAAATGTATCAGTTTCTAAACCATATTCTCCTTGGGCGAGGATTGGATTCCTAATTACCCAATTATCTTTAACATCATGTCTAATTTGTAATGTAACTCGTACACTATTGCTGGGCATTAGGCTTCACCTCCATCCAACTAAGTATTAGCAATAAGCATTGCATTTACGGGAATATAGCCTTCATCCCAATAATACAATATTTTTTCTTCTAAATCAAAATATAATTTATCTTTACTCCCAGGATTTGGGAATTTCATTAATGTACCATAAATAATACATTTATCTCCAACATATGTACCAAAGCTATTGAAATAGTCTTGCTCACTGCCAGTGTATCCATGTTGTACAGCAACAATATAAAACTAATGCATTAAAATAGTTATTGCTGTATTTGCCCACGGATATAAGCTTGCCATTTCTGCGGCGGTCGGGGTTGGAGGCATTGTGCCATTTGTATCATCTACTAAATTCGCATTTCCCCAAGGAAAGGCAATAGATAAGCCGTCCGCACGTGGGCGTGGCGGCATAATTGATATATCATATTCTAATAATAAATCTCTTGTGCGTTTTCGCTCACGTGCGGGATACATTCTCGGCCACCTCCCGTATATCGCAAATGGGAAGTTTATATGCTGCATAATAAGAGTGTATCTCTGCGCCATTTTTTGGCATAATGTCTTTATTATCTTTATATGGTTCGTCATCCCCATAATCCGGTGAATTATAAATGGTTATGTCCCAGAAATATTTTTTAGGCTCTAAATTAATCGTGTCTTCCCGCTCAAAAGGAATTGTAATTGTGCCTTCGGTCGCTGGCACTTTTATTTCATGCACAGTTTTATGCGTTAATCTATCATAGATAGAAAATACCGCGACATCGCCTTCATTAACGGATACTAAAGTTGGGACAGTAAAAGAACCGGTATTACCGCGGGGGATGATTAATCTACGTTGAATGAGCCTAATCATCGACATCACCAATCCTATTCTATAAACAAATTATTAATTTTTTTCTTACATTTATGTTCTACTCTATCCTATTCGTTTAGAATAAAACCTATATCATAATTAACTGATGTTAATTCTATTTTCTTTTTTTCTGCATAATGAAGTTCATCTGTAACATCATCAAGCATGCATTTTATTTTATCAGCCGCTAGAATATCTCCACTATCGTATAATATTTTGTAATCAATCTACAAAATATCTTTAGTAGACTATTCCCATTCCACCCATTTTTTAATCATAGTTTCTACAGCGGATCTCTTTGTGCTGGTATCAACATCCGCGCTTGTATATTTATACCATGAAGCTGGTATAATTTCTGGATTTGGAATAGCATCTAATTTAATTAACTTGTGATATTGCTCCTGATAAAATGAATTTAAACAAATATACATCTTTGTTTCTTCTAAATAGTGGTATTCATGGCAAGTTTTATATCCATCTAATTTTAAAAATCCGTATGCATTAGCCATTTGGCTGTGCATCATCATGCCCTCAACCATATGAGAACCTAGCTGATTAAAAATTTCTTCTACTGCCATATTAAACCTCCATTAACGGATCTTAGTAATAACTATGTTAATATGCGCATCAGTTAATTCAGTTTCGCCGTTCATTACCTGAATCACTGTTGGGCTTGTATAATTGCAGCAATTGCAATTATTTTCCGTTACTTGTACAAATGTTTTAAAACCAAAAGTGCCAGCAGTATCAGCAACTCCAGTAAATTCAGAAATTGCTTGCGCCTACGCGACACCATTTACATACAATTGAACTGTTACATCAGTGGCGGCCGCAGGAGTAGCATATCCGTCTACTTCAATTAAATAAACTCCACGTTGATTTAATTGAATGCTCGCGGGCCCTGATAAATTTTCTGCGCATCCTTTATCCAAAACTACATTATTAAAATTAAATGGTGTGTTTGCCGCAACAGTAAGATTAGAACTATAAATTTGAATCATAATAATTACCCCCTGTTATTAACAAAAAAATAAAAGGGACGTACATTAAGTACGTCCCTTTTTGGCGTACTAAATACGCTCTATTACATGTTATTGCAGCCGCAGAAAGGATTGCTGCCAGCATTGTAAGTCCAACCATTAGGATAACGAACAACACCCTGTAGTTGATTCTACAATTCGAGTTGGTTGATGCGATTTTGCATTGCTTCTATCTTATTTCCAGTGAAGGCGTCAAGAATACGCTGACTCTGAGCAACAATGTTAGCATTTGTCGCTGCATCACGCATTGCGGCATCATAATTTGCCTGAGCAATTGCGCCCTGTGTAGCGCAGCAGCATTCATTTATCCGAGCAAGCTGATTAGCTTGTCCAATGGCTAATCCAGCAACATCACGCTGTAGCTCATTGTATTTGTCAGATAAACCATTCATTAGATCATGATAAACTTGGTTGGTTGTAGCAACAGACTGCGCTGTGCCACTAGAGATTGCCTGTAAGATATCGCGATTCTGATCCTGGAGATCATTGAAATTAAATCCATTCTGGACAAAATCTTGAGTTGCATATTGTGGCTGATATCCACGATTATTCCAGCCGCCGAAACCACCGCTCATTAAGGCTAGAATTGCAAACAGCCATAAACCATTTCCCCAATCTCCGTCATTACGACCAGTTACTGCCGCCATATCGGCCGCGGAAAGATTACCATCCATATGAATCGCCTCTTATAAAAATATTTAATATAAAAAGACGCATTTCTGCGTCTCATTTTATATTCCCAACTATTTTAAAACTAAATCTGGATTAACGCCCATCCGCTATGCTAAGCTATAAAAAGCTTGCTATGGGCTACCACCGGATTGCCTGATAAAATCAATTGCCTATTTTATATTTGGATTCTGCTCAATGATTGCGCTAGGATTCTAGCCATTTTTATACATTTGTACTATCTACCTGAGCTGCGCCATTTGCGGATTCTACCATTGCATTTGCTGCTGGTTGCCGCTGTTTTCTAGACTTTGTAGAATTGGATTGTTGTGCATACATTTCCTCCAACTTTCTCACTCGTGCTTCAAGATCACTCACATTCACAGGTTGCTGCTCTTGATGCGGAGAAATATCATAAGGTTCTACAGTTAAATAGCCGCCGCTGTCAGTTCTAGCAAACCAGACAATTGGCGCGGTTTCGTCAGCTAAAATTGTTCTGCTGTTCGGCGCCATACGAAAATTACTAGCACCTGCGGCACCCTTAACTATATTAATTTCATAACGCGGTAGCATATTCATTGTGTTGTAATTAAGATAATTTGGCATCATCTATTGCTACGGCGTCATTAGAGGATTTAGATTATTCATAATGTCACCTCGTTAGCTTGCGGCCGCAAGAAGGACAATAAGAACATACGCGCATGTTGCTCGCGCGATCAAGGAAGTAAAGTTCAATATTCTTGTGGCTACGCTTATCAACGCAGAAACCGCAACCAACATCCTCTTCATTCTTTTCTTCAGCCGTATTATTGTCATTGCTTTCGATTGCATCCCAGTTTTCAAACATTAACCAAATACCTCTTTCTTATTTTATAATTATATTATAGCAAATTAATGCTAAAAAGTCAATATTTTATTTAAGCCATTTCTACACCAACTATAGCATATCATACAACTAATTGTACAAATCTAATAATTCTTCTTTAGACAATTCAATTAATTGCTTTTCTGCCACTGGCTCAGTAGTAGTTGGCTCTTTTTTGTTATTATCTTTTTCTGCTGTTTTATCTATTGCAATAAATTCTCTGCACATATAACCAACATAATCTTTATATTTAATTCTGGCCCATTCCTCATCAACTTCTTCCAGCACGTCAATGGAGGAATTTGGTGGAATTGTGGTTAATATTTGTGCCTGCAAACTTGGCTAGGCGCGTAAATTTTTATTGTGCCCGTTTGCGGAATATATTGTAGCCGCATAAAGCATATTAGCCACTTGTTCTTCAACTCCATTTTTTTGGGCAATTTCTGTTGCTATAAAGGCATCTCCCATGACATAAGTTACTTCAACGCCTTCGTCCATTGCTTCCATAACTGCCTTACGATAATCATTCATAGTTAGGCCAAATTTTTTAAGCCAATGAGTAATATCAGCATGATTACTTGCTAATCCTAGTGCATTTAATTCATGATGATCTCTCACTGAATCTATAGATATATTATATTTATTACATAAGTAGGCTACCAAATACACAGATGTTTGCATTACAGCACTTTCAAAATATGCTTGATCTTTTAAACCATCTTCACATATTTCAAACCCAATATATCCTTTTTTATTGGCATTACCATTTTTCCCGCTACCGCTTAACCAACAACGGTAATCCCACGGCAACGTCTAATATATTGTAACTGTGCCATCATTTAATTTACCAATATACGCATTCGCGCAAACATTTAATCCAGCACGATTATGCGTATTATTATATAAATTCTTTCCTAAATAACCATCATCTGGCCCAACATAACGTTTTAAATAAGCATTATTTGAACCAGTACTGTGTACTTGTACGCCAGCGGGAGTCTGTATAGATTTAGATTTATAACAATCGGTGTTGGTAAAGTACAACCGATGAATTGTTAATTGCTTCATTTTATACGCCCCTCCTGAACAAAAGTAGTATTGTGTCATAAAAATTATTTTATTTTATGCGATTATTAAAAAATATATTGCGGACGCTCTTCATTAAAAAATTTCCAACGAATTAAATCATCTAACACAATACAAATCGCGGCCAAACCAAACCAAGCTATACAAAATGGCACGCTGCATTGACCGAAAAAGAAATTTAATGGCACATTACTATAATTCCAAATATTTAATTTTAACCAAATATTAAGTATCACACCACTTATTCCTTCTAGTATGGTAGCTATTATCATTCCAATAAAACACTAATTAAAAAAGGGCATTTCCCATGGAATATGCTCGTTTAGCTAGCCAATAGTTACGCCTATAAAACCAGCTAAAACAAACATACTCCAATGGGTTAAATGTCCTTTCCATAATGTTTCAATAAGAAAGTAAATAGCGCCAAAAATTAGAAATAAAATAATATGTTTAATTATTTTCATTTATTAACCTTTTTAAGACATCAGTTTGATACTCTTCGGGCAATTCCATTCCATATGTTACTGCCGCAATCTGTTCAATTGTGTCTAAGTGATTAATATAATTTTTAAGCGCATTATAATAAGTGGTATGATAGATTTTATAATTTGTCGCCGCAGTTACAATATGATTTATTTCCTCTGCGGTATAGAAAATACAAGTTTCGCCATCGGCGTGGTATGGAATTTCTTCCATACCATTCGCCGCCATTGAACCAAGAGAAATTAAATTAATTTGATCTTGAGTTGTAAGAGAGAAATGATGGGTATTCCCATCAGATAGCTGTAAATCAAAACCAGATTCAATCACCTGATTGCAAGTATGAGACATTTCATTGAGTTTAGATGTACGAATAAATTCTAACGAAATTATATCGTTCGGATCTTCTGGAAGTGGCTCTGGCTCTTTTGGCTCTTCCTCTACATCATCAATAACATTAAATTCTTCTGCTTGCGCATATATTTGATATTCTTCTGCTGAAATTGGAAGAATTTTTGCAGTTAAAAAGTCGCGAGTAATTTGTGTAGGATGCATCCAACTATCTCTATATAATTTTCCATCATATGAAATATATTCCCCTAATTCTTTATTGCTTCTAAAAAAGCATTGAGCAGCTATATTATAAGCAATAAAATTTTTAGTAGATACTACTCCTATCAATTGATTACTATAAATAATCTTATAATATTCCATAATATACCTCCTAAAAGATATTCTAATCTTATATTAAATTGCTAAGATATAGCTGAATTTTCTGCCATCCTAGAAAGTATTAGTTGCATTAGTTGGTGCGCCATCTACAGCATCTACATAGATGAAATTAACTCCGTTACCTGTACTGCTGCCAGTTGTGATAGAACGTGTCCAATAATCGTTAGCTTTAATCCAACCGCCTAAACCTTTACTAGTGCTATTAATATTAATTACTGAGTCGTCACTTAAACCGCGATACTTAACGTTAGCATTGCTGTAAGGAGCAGTAATAAGACCATATTGATTAATTTCTGCATTTGACACATAGATGTAAGTCTCATATGCATTTGCAACAGTTTTATCAATGTATATATCACCGCTACGTAAACTAGAAGTACCAATAGATTCAGCAATGGAAGTAGTATTTGTTGTATCAGTAGAATTGATGTACACATGTAATGATGCCAAATTTAGAGGTTTAGTTGGGAAGCGAAGATTGTAATACGAATCAACGTTATTATTTTCAACCTCACTCCAACTACCATTAGTCGCCTTATTATATACTGTAATATTTTCGGCAAGAAGGAATCTAAAAGGATTCATTCGAGAGTCTTCATTTTCATAGTCAGTAATATCTTTTAAATTAGTCATACTATAAGCATAAGCATAATCACGTGTAATAATTGTACTGTTAGAATTTATACTATAAGTTGATCCACCAAAATCATTACTTGGCGAATATACAGCCTGTTGTGAATCTACCGCGGCCTTACATAAGACTGCCTATAATTGAATTGGTAGACTTCCATACAAACGTTTATTATATATCGCTCGTAATGTACTATCTTGCCAACTATAAGTATTATTCTTAAAACTGTTCTAGGTTATTCTAGCAGAAACAAAACGACCATGCATTAATGTATTTAAACTTACAAGATATAAGAACGGTGAATACTATGTGTCTGTATTGCGCTTAGCAGGGATACCTGCATCATTATTATGATAATTATAACCAATCGCGAACGTCATCCATTCATGTGGCCATATTGCAAGTTCTACACTCTTACTATATCCTAAATCTTCATTCCAATATTTAGCCCAATAAATAGTAGTATTGGCCGCGCTAACATTACTCAATATACCATCGTTAGTATCAATTGTCTCACGTGATGTATCAATTATCTATTCAAAGTTTAAATATGCATCAGAATTAAAATTGATATTACTAGTACGAGTAATAGAAGTTTCATATACATTCTCTGATAAAGAATCTGCTCCATTTAAGCTAGAATAAATGTACAATGTCGGACTATTCTTCGGATGCCGTAAAACGATAATATTCCGCATAGTAGCATTTAATACGCTACTAACTGCAACACGCTAATTGGCATTATTAATATAATCACCGAATCCTACTTCTATAACACCAGAAGCTTTATTATAAATAATACCCATACCATTCTTTACATTATCCTTGCTATGATAACAGCTCATAATAATTGCGTTGTTACTATAGTCAATTGTATTAAGACAAAAATCTAATACAATAGTAAACGCATCTTGCGTAGCTAATAATGGCTAAATATTTGTAGTTTTAATTTTATTATAAGCTGGAGTGTCAGAATCAGATTGAATAACAATACCAGCATTAGTTGTGTAATCGTTGCCTAATTGATAAGCCATAGTTGTAGCTGGTGTAATCTTAGTACCGAGACCAAAATTATTTTTTTGAGCTTCAGTTAGATTCGCAAGCACTAATAACTGCAATGGTGTTAAATTATCTACATTAGCAAATAAATCCACGATAGTAGTAGAACCTGTAGCCCATTTTGCCATAATATCATAATAACTAGATGTTCCATCCGGCTAAATTTTATTTGGAATTTTATCCCAACCGTCAAAGATATTATAAGTTACTTCTCCAGCATTACTAATAGTAACACTACAAGTTTCATATTTCTTATGTATATCAGTAATAGTTGGAGCAAGTTTATCATAGCTACCATTATATTTTACAGTTGTTTTGCTTGTGCTAACAACTTGACCATTATTTAATAACCACCGAATAGTATATTCACGTTCAGTTGTGGAAAAATAAGGCTCTAAAATAACATTATCATCTTGAATCACATAGCCGCTTAATGATGGTAAGTCGGTATTAGCCTTTTTCCAACCGCTATACTCTACATAATTGCCTTCACGATCATCACGTAAACCAAATGTATAAATGTACTGCGGAGTAGTAGCTTTTTCTGGCATATCTTCAAGCATGCCATTTGCGTAAATATCTGGAGCTATAGTATCTTTAGTAACATACACCTAAGCAATAATTCTTGCTGGAGAAATTTCTACATTATTTTCTACTACAGCTGGGTATTGATATGTTACTAAATATTTAGTAACTTTAGTTCCAGTCGTATTTAATGTTAAATCCCAAACACTTTCATACTTATCTTTCTCTATCTGGCTCCAATCACCAGTAACATTTATGGTTCCAGAAAACACAATGCGCTCTTCTTCGCTAGTCTCTAATGCCTATTTCTTATCATAGAACTATTGTAATTCATTAATATTGGTAATAGTTGCAGAATGCAAATTATATAATAATAATTTATCTACTCCATCAAGCATACTTTCTGCAATATTCATCCAATCAACTGCATCAGAATAGTCGCTATCATATAATGTTAAACTTGCAAGTCTAGTATAATCAATCTCATTAGTAAGAACATTTTTAATATAAAAATCATTTAATTTTTTCGCACCATATAAAGAGAGTGTTTCAATTGTTGATGGCAAGTGCAACGTTTCAATTGCGGTATATTGCGGTAAAGTAATACCTGCTATGCGGCTGCCTTCTGCTTCAATAATTTTAATATTATTACCACCACTTAAATTGAGCTAGCCAGCTAATGAACGACAATTCTTAATATTTAATGTTTCAAGTAATGGAATTTTATTGCTAATATTAAGTTCAGTTAATTTAGTATTAGAATAACCAGTTACATCTGTGCCAATCTCTAATGCCTTTAGGTGCTCAAGCGCACGGAAGTCAGTAGAATAAATATACATTGCAGCAAGATTACCAATTCTTTGCATACTATTCGCTCCACGAATAAATATACGAGTTTCTTGTAAGTTGCCACTATAGCAATCAATATAATATTCTTGTCCAGCTTTCGCACGTAAACTTGAACATTTTGAATACTAGCCAGATTCGCCTACAGCGACTAATTCAAATTGCTAATTAGCATTTTTAATATAATTACCATTTGGATCTTTTACATACATATTTGTACGAAGATTTCCATTACCAACTTCAACATTTATATACATGTCTTGGAATGGAGTAAGCTCTAAATTCAAGTCAATCGGTAGCGCTAATGATTCCTAATTCCCGCTAGGTAATGTGCAGTTAAATTCAATTGTGTTATCGCTGCCAATAACATTAGAAAGTCTATATTTGCTACCAAAATAAATACTTTGATCTTTAATCCATTGGCGGCGTTGATATTTTTTCCGTCCCTGCATCATTGAACGTAAGAAACGAGAATTCTATTTACCGGCTGTAATAGAATTATCTATTGATTCGCCAGTAAATGTTCTAATATATTTACGCTCAATATCTAAACGCCATATTTCTTCTGGATACTGGTTTTGCATCGCGTCAAATTCATTTATTAAATGAGTAGCATTAAAGCAATTCTCGTGCGCGCCAGTCATAATGTCGCGAATTTGACCTGCAAATGTAGTACTTAGACGGCGCCAGAAAATTGATCCCGCCCCATTAAAAGCGTAACCAGAACTAGAATCATTTTCATTACGATAATCAGTATCTTCCTTACCATAAGAAAATGCAAAAACACCATTATTGTCAATACCAGCGGCAGTGTCCATATCATATGCCCACATATCAAATGCATATTGAGTATAATAATATTTAATTGGATCTCCAATATTTGTTTCGGCTAAATAATAGTTACCATTTGAATATGTATAATAATCTATACCAGCCTTAACTTCTTCATCCGTAGTTAATTTATACTTATTAAAAATATAATATGTATTTTCTGGAATTAACTAATTTGTAGTTACTGTTGCTGGTATATAAACATCATATTGAGTATAATTTGAATCTTTTATATAATAGACTGTATCCTAAACAAATTGCTTATCTGTTGTTAAAATATAATCTTTTATATAATATGTTGGTGCTAAAACAGTGGTGTCCTCAGTAGGAGTATACTATCCATCAATTAATTCGTGATAGATATGAAGTAATTGAGGTACTGGACGACTAACTCTATGATATTCTCCGGTTTTGGCAAAGTGCCAGAAAGTATTTTTCGCGCGGTTATCCATCATAGTGTAATAATGAGTATAGGCATAGAAGAATTCCATTGCACTTGGTACAGCCCATTCAACAAATTCATCTCTAAATTGTTCTGGAGTAGAAGTAACCACCCATTCATAAAATGCTTCAAATACTGCACGATTAATTTTATTCTACTAATTTGCATTACCAGTAGTGTCATTAATTAAATCGCCATCACGATAATCGCCACAGCTGGCATAACGGAATTCAAATGAGTGGTCGCCGTCAAATCCTTCACAAGAAAGCGCGCGGTGACGGTAGTTAGTATAAACCATTCCATTGCTCATTACCACATCTGTATCATCTTCACCAGGATTGGCATGAATCTCTGCTTCCTATTCAGTTGGTTGGCGCATTGCATTCCACTGTTCAGATGAGATAGGATAAATAAAATTAATTGGATTTATTGTACTAACATTCGTTTCAACTGTTTCAACGCCATTATTCATATATACACCAGATTGGAATTGACCATTCGCAGTGCTGTTATCAGAATTTTCAACAGTAAACTCATATGGATCGTTTGGATCGTATGCGCGGGTGTAGTCTGTCTTTTTAGAGTCACCAAGATTTCCAAGTGCATAGAAGTGCCACTTTGTATCATCAAATTCAGTATGTGTTGGATAATGATTGACTTCAACGCCATCTTCAACAGTTGTTGTAACGCCCGTGGGGTCGTTTTCACGAATAAATAAAATAGCTGGCACGAATTCCATACTATTTTTAATTTTAGTGCCTTCTTCATAATTATGATTCGCGGCGGCTATTGTTTCATATGGAAGAAAATCATTATATCGTTTTTGGAATAGAGCATTATTAACATTTTCTGAAGAAGCAATATTAACTTTTAAGTTAAAATAATTATTCGGAACAGAGTGTTCAGTAAGTTTAATTTTGCAACTATCACCCTTCCAATCTGTACATACTTCAGGTTCTGCGCCCTCTGCCGGTACCCAAACTTCATTTTCTGCGTCCCATTTTGACGTATTATTTCCTCTTAACACACTGGATACATAGCCAGCATAAGTCTATTTACCACCTTTAATGTTTTTTACCTTTGTAGGTGCATGTTCACCATCACACATAAATAAGAAATCAACATTACGCCCAGACTAACCATAGTTATCTGACGTGGTTCCTTGCCCAGCATGGAATCCATTTTGGAAAAACCAGTTATTTAAGTCTTCATATACTATATCTCCATTATTATCAAGAGTGGCTTCAATGCATCTTAATGTCGCGCCTTTTACAAAGTCTTTTTTACCTGTTGTAAATCTTGGCGTATCAAGCATTAAAATTTTTACACCTGGAATCCTTTCTGCTAATTTAATAGGATCAAGTTTTGCATAGCCAACAGCAGCAGACTGATACTTGCCTTGCTCTTCGTCCCAATAAATACAATTACGATTATAGCGTGCAATCTTTTCTTGGATTGTTTTACCATCTGCAATAAAATTCTTTAAAATTTCATTAGTTGTAAGGCTTTTATTATAAATACGAAGACGATAAATATAAACATCACAGTCAGGAGAGCCTATAACAATTGTAGATTCATTATTTTCTATATGATATAAAGCATCGCCGCCATCAGTATAGATATATGGATATGCCTTACTCGGCACGCCATCTTCATAAGACATGATGAAATCAGAGCTTCCAGTTGAATCATGTTTATTAATATTAATATCTAATTCAATTTTGTCATTCTCTGAATATGGGAAATACAAATATGTATTAGTTGCGTCGGTTTGCTTTTCTAATTCGCCCATCTTTAACCAATATTCGGTTGCTTTTTTAGGCTAAGCATTTTTCACTAATACTTCCTCATCATCAATTTCAGTCGTATCTGTATTATTATAACTTTTAATACACTTGTAAACAACATCAGCATCTTCTGACGTTTTACCACGTTGAATAACGACTGTATTTAAAGAATAAACTTGACCTTTAATCCATACTTCATATTCGCTCTCTTCTGCAGCAGTACTAGTAACACTTGCTTTATCAGTTTTTAGCCAGCCAGCATGCGCACCAAGTTCTATACCAACTTCCTTATCGCTATTAATTGTAGGCTTACCAGTATTTTTAAACCATATTGCGCTTGCATCACGGACTGCAGCGACCTTAAAGATTATTTTCATCTCAGCGCCAGTATCAAATACAGCACTACGGCCACCTGTCGCGCGAGTAAACATTTTATAGTCTAAATATGCCTTTGTGCCAGCCTTTACAACAAAACATTTACCATCAATATCTTTATAACCGCCGCCGTTAGCATCGTCAGACCAATTAAAATTATCAGATACAGTTAGGCTATATGTTTTATTGTTTTTTGTCCAGGTAGGTAATCTATTTTGAGAGTTATTAGTCAATAAAGCAGGATTAAAGTCAATAATAGATCCATCTACTGCGGAAACATCTGCCTCAATTGCTGATACTTTTAAAGCAATATTAGCCATTACGTCTCCGACTTTAATAGTTAATGTCTACTGTTCGGTTTGTTTAGATGTTTCTGGTGTATAATAGAATATACTAGAATAATTACCATTTCGTGTAATTGAATCAATTAATTTTTCTTCATTTTCTTTTCCATAATTTAAATAATAATATACTACATAATCCTCTGTAGATTTATTATAAACAGAATATGGAATACCAATTTCAGTATAAGAATCAATTTCTATTTCTTGATCAGAATAAGGGCAAGCAATAATAATTGGTTCTGCGGTATTTTTTGTATCATACCAAATATATTCCCTATAGACATGATTCGATGGCAGCTATTTACCATTGATCAACGCAGTCATATACATATCTATTTTATGCGCACCGTGAGAAAGAGTATTCGCGCTAATAGTATAGCTAATCTATCGTGCACTATTAGTATTACTTAAAGTTACAGTATCAATTTCTTCATTGTCTGCTAATATGTGTAAAGTTTTTGCAATATTACCATAAGGTGTATAAGCAATTTCAACGCCTTCTGTGGTTGGAACAATAATATTTTCTGGCGCCTAACAAGTTAACTAAAATTGAATAATAGATACATACCAAGTTGCTGTCGCGGTAATAGAAGTATTTGTATCTAGTGCAATTGATAGAGTAAGCTCTTTATTATTACCTATTGCGTTACAATATTTAGTAATATCAATAGAGTAAAAACCAGTTGGTACTTGATCTTGCGGTAATGGATTTCCTTGTTGATCAGTTGGCCAAGTAGAGGATTTATTAGCTGGATCGCCGCTAACTAAAGCCGTTAATTCACTGCTATCTATTACCAAACGATTATCAAAATATAAAGAATAATGCGCCGTTTCATTCGCTTCGCCAGTTGTGAAAAAGAACTATAAGTAAGTTTTTTCACCGCTATTTAAAGCTGTTGTGAAAGAACGTGGTGTAATTGGTGAAACTTTTAAAGTGTTTGCGCTACCGCCACCGCCGCTCCCAGTTGCTGGTAAAAGTATATGGTTAATCCGCTTACTCACTATAGTATCTAAATCCGTGGTGCTATCAATTCTATTACTTTCATTATAATCAAATTCATATACATTTAGAAAATTAATAGTATCGCCGTTGTCCTTAACAGACTCTAGTGCAAGATTATATTTTTTAGGATTAGTAATACCTATTTCAATTTCTACCAATCTTTTCTCATGTGTAGATTCGTCTTCTACTTCAATATACCTATAATGATGGCGTATGCTGTCATTTTCAAGAACATAATAATCTGTATTAACTGCATAAGAAGTTAATTCTTCATATTCGCCTCTTGTTAAATCAACGCCAGTGGTATTCCCGGTACCGCTGCCTTCGCCATTTCCGCCGCCACTAATCTTTTCCCAACTAAAAGTGTCGGGATTAGAACTGGTTTTAATATACTTCCAATAATAATACTTATCATCTGCAGCCTGCAATAGATAATCATCTTTTTCATTGGGAGTCCAATTTTGTTGAGTAGTGCTTGGTACACCATTTACATAGGTAACTTCACCTTTAGCTTTAACTATTGTGTTATTAACATCGTCTTTATTTGCTTTATTAGCAAGCTGAGCGTTAACATCATTAGTATTAGCTTTTTCAGAAAGCTGATTGTTAACATAAGTTGTATTCGCTTTTTTACCAAGCTCGGTATCAACATAACTTTTATCAGCTTTGTTGTCGAGTGCCGACGCATCAGCCTTTGATGTTAATTTTGTTTCAATAGCGGTTATTTTATCTGTAATATTAGTGCCAGAAAATCCATCACCAATTTTGCTACTTATAGTATTAATTGCAGTACTGTTATTACTAATATTAGTAGCCATACTCTATAACCGATTATTTAAATTTGGCTCTCCACCGCGAGCAGTGTTAATTTCTGTCTCGATATCATCAATACTAGTTTCTACATCTGTAATTCTATTATTTAACCCAGTAGTAGTTGTCTATAATGTGGCCGTTGTGTCCTCTATATCAGAAAAACGGTCTGCAAGTGTATCATTATTTTTATCCTCGCGATGTGCATCAGTAATTTCTGTCTATATAGCATTAACGTTCGTCTACACGGTATGAATTGTGTCAACGGCGTTAGCAGTTGTTTGTGCTGTATTAGCAAGACTCGTAAATGCATCTTGTAGCTTCCCACTAACGGCGCTATTGATTTTACTAGTAATATCATCTTTTAATTCGTTACTACTAATTACGTCTTCTATTTTTGTATAGCCAAGGCCATGAACTGTTGCATCAAGAATATCAGTAGTAACTACATTTTCTGTAGATGTATTATAATTATCAACAGCATTTTTTGTGGTTACCATATAATCAATCATATCATTTAATTTATCCGCTGTGATCAATGTCCCATTTTCCCATTTACTCCAATTAGGATCTTGTGGATTTTGTACACCTGGTGTCAATGCCATCTCTTTTCCCTCCTTTATCGCGACTTAACATATAAGTCTAATTGTCTTCCAGAAAGAAAGACGAGTATTCCTCTATATAAGAGTAAGTAATATTAACGGCGAAAACTTTCTTTTTCTTCTACTTAACGAAGCAGAAAGTATAAGTTTTTTATGGTAATATTTTTACTTGTGTTAGAGGTGATGCCTATGAACATAAAAGTCAAAATAACGCGGCAAGAGAATGCTACGTATTTTAATGTTCCAATTAACACAATTGTTGAGGTCGACTTTGAACGATATGTTGCTGCTGTAGTCGCGTCAGAGATAGGCAACTCTCACATTGAAGCATGTAAGGCGCAGGCTGTTGCTGCCCGCACTTTTGCAATGGGACGCGGAGTTGGTGAAGGTAAAGCGATTTCTGACAGTAGCTCTACTGCGCAAGCATTTCGTGCGGCCAGATATGACCATAAAAAATATCCCAATTGTATTGCCGCGGCAGAGGCAACAATGGGACAAATTTTGCAGTATAACGACAAACCCATTTCTGCGGTTTACTCCGATTGTAACGGCGGCCGCACCTATAGCTCAGAAGAGGTCTGGGGTAGCAAACGTCCATATTTAATCGCGCAAACAGATACATGGGATGGCGCGACTGGTAAAAAGAAAAACGGCCATGGCATTGGAATGTCATAGACCGGCGCGACTTATGCAGCAAAAAACGGAATAAAATATATAGATATTTTAAGTTTCTATTATCCAAATACTACACTTTATGATAAATATGGCGAAAAAGTGTGTATTTTTGTCACACTTGATGAATTGCAAGATTTATTTCGTCGTATCCAAAAAGCAAAAGAAACATTAACCAAAATCAGGGAAGAGTTGTGAGACTCTTCCCCTTATTTTTTATCTATTAAAATACTGTATATACATACCTATACTAGATTTATTATATACCTGCGGCGTAACCTCAATCACACGTCCGTCATCCATACGTAGATAAAAAATTGGGTCGCAATTATTTTGCCACCAATAATACTTATCTACAACATTGCCATAGATTAAACTATCATTACTATTACTGCCATATAGCAAAATAGCGACAGTAATTATAGCAAGGATAGTAACTGCAAGTGCGAAAAAAATCTTAACTTCTTTCTTCATTCCAGCACCTCATGACAATATCCATCTTCAGTCGTGTAATGCAAATGCTTAATTCCAAGTTTCTTAATCGCCGCGATACAAGCAGGACAAGGACGACAAAGTGCAAGAGAACCATCCTTGAACTGACGATAAATATAAATATGAACGCGGCTAAAATCAATATCAAGGAATTTAATTTTAGTCAATGCCGCAATTTCAGAATGTACTTTTGACGGGAGGTAACGGTTACCAACTTGCTTAAAACGGAATCGATTATAATGTTCCTGCATAGGATGGGTACGATCACTATTGCATCCTTTTGCAAGAATGGTTCCTTTATAAACAATTACGCATCCAATTTGGACTGCATTCGCGCCAGTGTAGTCAGCACTTTCGCTGACAATTTTTGCCGCCTTAAACAAGTGAGAGTCGTTCATCATTCATGTCCTTTCCTATCGTTCATTTTTATTATATCAAAAATTTTCATTTTTGTCAAACCATGGGGTGCGTAGCCGCTGTTGGAGGGAAGGCGGCGCATCCCAGTAACGATAGTTGGAATCTTCATGAATTAATCTTTGGTCACCACTGTAAAAATCTACAACATAATAACTGTTAGAGAACAATCGTTTTCCATGTATAACAATTGGTTGTGCGATTCCAGTAGTAATCCATTCTTCCCAAATCACGGAACCACGCGGCTTTTTATTTATTTTCTTCCACGGAATTAAATTAGCCATGTTTCTCCCTCAGCATTTTCCTAGCTAGTTCAATATCTTTAAGGGTCAAGCCGTAATGCGGATTAACTTCTATAGTTTGTGTGAAAATGAAATCTTCAACAGCAGAATCACCGGAAAAAATAATAAAATTATCTACATCTGGATGAGCATTAAGCCAATCATTAATCTTTCGTTCACGATTTACGATGTTGCAGTCAATCCACGAACTTAGATACATATCATACAATGCAAGCTGAAACTGCACTTCCGCGAGAAAAGCTGGATCGCCGCTTTGTGTATTAGTCAGAACTAAAATAGTATTCTGTTGACGTTTCACTAGGCTCTTTAGATAAAGCAATGATTGCTGCTGTAGAAGATTATGCTTCCATGCAAGAAAACCGCAATCTTGCAGGCAGTCGTTGTTAAATTTTGTACTATTTAGAACGCCCGAAACCTCAAAAAATATTGCATTCATTTAATCGTACCATCCCATTCTAGATCCATATTGCATTTTTGTCGTTTCTTACACACTGGGCAGTAAATAAAGTGACCTTCATATACATCAGATGGATTATAAGCTAATAAAGCATAACAATTATCACAGATATGTAGCGAACCTGGCGCTATCTAACGAATAACTTCCATTAAATCGCGTCTACGCTAATTTCTCCGTTATGTCTTGTAGCCTTAAATTGAGCGCCACAAGCATCACAAGTGTAGATATCACTATAATAATTCATATCTGTAACAATTGGTTCTCCATCCTTAATTAAAATTGGAGAATACATCGCAGTTGCGACTGAATACATCTGCCAATATGTGGTACTGCCGCAACAAGGGCAATGAATTGTTGTCTTATCCATTGTTTACCTCTTCGTATGTTTGTTCAAATACAGATGGCTTACAAGGATAATACTCGCCTTCAACGCCTCTGATAATGTAGTCTCCCGGTGAGGCGGTCATATGTCCCTCTAGAGTATCAACTACAAGGTATTCTGGTGCGCCCTCTCTCCGCATATTTTCATTAAATCTAATCACTTTATTGCCAGCAAATGCTGCGATTTCATCATAATTATACCCTGTAAATTGCACAGCATCAACTTCAACAGGGAGCTTCCTATATCTCATATTTTTCTCCTTAATCCCACAAACTTCTCATATGCTTCGCCAATTGTGCCATACATTCCTGCATATCCTTATCACGCTCAGCATAAATCTCTTCAGACCGC